CGCGGCGTCAAGATCAAACCGCCGATTGAAGTTCTGTTGCAGGCCCAGCAGAAAGTATCGGCTCTTGAAGAGGCCATCGGCAAGATTGAAGAACTCGAAGACGGCAATCCGATCAAGGAATACGGCTCCGCTCTCCTGCTTCCGCAATACCGGATGCAACTCGATCAGGAACGCGACTACCTATCCAGAATTCAGGCAGCGCTGGAAGAGCCGGACGAAACACCGAACGAAGCCTCCACATCGCCCATGTCGAGCGGTACGGAATCCGGCGAAGGCACAGTACCCGATGAGGCCAAACCCTAATCATCGTCCTAAGGCGTTTTGCCTTCTATTCCAGTACCTCCGATCCATTTCCACACCCTTATCCACTGTGGAAAATAGATCCATGGAACAGACCACAATTGACCAACTGGAAACAGCGCGGGAAATCGACGATCTCAATTTGACGGTCAAGAATCTGCGCTCGCAACTGGACTTTCAACACCAGCAGAATCGCATCCTCCGCGTTCGCTGCAACCGGTATGAACGAATTCTCGGGATGGATGATGAGGTGGCCGCATGACCGCTGCAAAGCCGAACACAATTCTGAAGCCGGAGCCGAACGTTCCCACGGAAATATCGCTGACGACCTCCAGCGGCGTCCAGGTCCACGGAGACTATGGCCCGCAAATGCTCTTTTCACTCACAGATCACCGCCGCCTCTACGTCCCATTGGAAGTCGGCAGAGAAATCCAGTCCCTCTCCCTCGCACCCGGCCAATCCTTCCTGCTCACAAAGGCCACACGCAACGGCCAGCGCGGTTACGACTGGAAAGTGGAGCGGAAGCCGGTAGAACCCACTCACAGCGCGCCAGCAGCGTCTAATCGCCCGCCAACGCAGTTAGAGCACGCGCTCAAGACCGCGATTGCGGCGGCGAAGGAAGCGGAGCACTTTGGGAGTGTGATTGGGTACACGGTGCGTTTCTCCGAAGGCGATATTCGAGCGATGGCGATCACCTTGCTCATAGGGCATCAGAGGGCGGCGTGAAAGTCAAAAGCGACTACGACCGCGCGACCGAGATCACGAAGGAAGCCGGACGAGATCCGAACAGCGAATCGGATCGGTTCAAGTCCGTGCTGGAACACATTCTGCAATTCGACAAAACTGGCAAGCTGGTACGGCCATTGAGGAAAACCCCCGATGCAGATCAAAAGTGAGGCGGTTGTAAATCGCATTATTGAAGCCTCGGAACTGGATCAGCGTCACTTGCTCCGGCCGCTTCTCCTATTCATGGGCTCTCAGTCGGAAGGCCGTATCCGTTCTCTGTGGAATCTGTTGACGACGATGATGGACATGCAAGTTCCGAGCGTCACGGAGGCTATCAAGATTGCGAGGACCGAGGATTATCGGCACATCTGCGGATTGCACGCCAATCCGGTTAATTCGAACTTCTGTTCGATCATTTCCCGAGTGTCCGCCCGCAAGGACGTGGCCGCTAACGTTCCGGGATTGTGGGAGTACGCGCGGCATCTGGGACACTCAAGCGGTGGCAATATCTATCTCCTGGAGCCGATAGAAACCTACGCGCTTCGCGTGCGATCAAGTCGTGACTGGCGACTGATGCCCGGTCATCTGCGCCCGAAAAGGTACCGACGTGAAGAGTTCCCGGAATTGTATCCCTACATTTCTGGCAGTCCAACATCCGAGCACGATATGCTGATGGCGGTCGATGCCATCGTCCCAAAGGGATTGCCGAACTCCGTGCGTTGCGATGTGTGCCAAGACATGATTGTGGCCGTTCTTTCCGGCGAGGTCACCGTTGAGAATCTGCGTGGCGACCTCAAAAAGTACATGGGCCAGTTTTGGAAGATGTTTCCCGACAAGTACGGCCACATCTCTCTTGATGCCGTTGTGCGCGGAACGGACGATTTCAAACTGATTGACACAATCTCGAATAAGGGCAGGAGATTGTGATGTCCCATCACGCAAGTCCCGAACAATACGCGTTTCTGGATAAGTTGTTTCGCGAAGGAAAGAGCGTGCGCGAAGCGGCTAAGTTGGCTGGAGTCAACAAGAACACAGCACTCCGATTACGCAATGGCGGCATGGACGCGTACCGCAAGCAGGGCGCGATTTTCAAACAGAACAGGTGGAGATGATGGAGCCGTATGCGATCCAATCCGAATACGACCTTCTAGACGGTCGGGGAAGTTGTGGCGTGCGTGCGTGTCCGTATCCGGCTTTTGAAATTGTGGTCTGGGATCACTGGACCGGAAGTGTTGAAAAACGGTTCACTTGCCAACAGCATTTTTTGATCGGGCAATTCGCGATGTCCATGGAATACGAAGATGCCGATACGCTGCTGTGTATTCCTAAGCCTACAGGTGGTTCAACATCCCACACATCCGCCCAATGGGATCACGCCAGGATCGTCTATCTCAGACGCCAGGGATTTTCCTACAAGGCTTCGACTGCTGTTATTGCAAATGAGGCCATCGATCAAGGCGCGAATACTCATTACGCGGACGCGGTTTTCAACGTGTTCACCGAACTGCGCCGCAGTTTGATCTATTCAATGTGCGGAGAAAAGGTTATGGACAGCCTCACTAAACCGCGAAGTGAAAATGTCACCTGTCCGACGTGTAGGCGCATGGCAGCGGAAAAACTTGCCGCATTACCTCCGATTCCGGCAAAACAGCCAATTATTACTGCGCCGAAAGAAAAGCCAAAGAAACTGTCGTTTGAAGAACTGGTCGCAACGGAATCGATGTGGATGGATGATCAGGCGTTTTCTAATCGCCGGAACTGGGGTGAACGGAGCGGGCGCGTGTGGAGCGATCCCACAAAGGGCGTGCAACGTGAAAAGCGGTTGCGCGGAGAAGTGCGGGGCGGCGTCAATCGTAAGCGTGGATGAAAAACAAGACCCCTCCTGGTCGAAACGCTCAAGCCCTGACGCAAAGCCTCAATCCGACTGAGGCCAAACCATCATCTTCGCATCAAGTAGACTCCCAACATCAAAAGAGCAAGTCCCCCTCCCACTAACAACCAATCAGAAGAAGTGACTGCATCGAGAGTGCCGGAAGAAAAGGCTGTTCCGAAATCCGAAAACACGCTGGGGATATCGAACGATGGCAAAGTCATGCTGTCGGAGCCGGTGGTGCTGGTGGGGATCGGAGTCGCGCCCGGCGATCCGGCAAGCGCATCGGAGAGCGGCGTATCGACCGAGAGTCCGAGTGAAGACGCGATTGTGTTCGCGTAAGCTGTCGGGTTATTGGTTCCCTGCCCGGCCGGCGCGTACAGGTTCATCATCTGCTGAATCGTCAAGCCACGGTTCGCGTAGTTCTGGATTTGGTTGAGTAGGGCCTGGTAGCCCGCATCGTAGGACGGGAAGGACGCGAATCCTCCGCCGCCCGGCGTGGCTCCGGTTTGTCCGACGTAGATCAGGTTGCCGGGATTGTTATTGGTGTAGGCTAATGTCCCAGGATAGTAGCCTTCTACTTTTTGGATGGTTTGGGCGATCGTATCGGCGGCTGGGGATGAGGAGATTGCTCCCATGCCTACCATCATGATTTGGCCTCATCGGACTTCCGTCTTCGCGCTTCCTCATAAGCGTTCGACCAGGAGCAGGTCTGGACCTTGAAGAGAAATTTTACAATCCACCTTTTGATCGTGTAGGAGATTGGATTGTTGGGATTGAAACCGGTCCAGATCAGCATCCCGGTGTCGATAACGTTCCGGAGACATTTTTTGCACATCCACTGATCCGGCGTGGCTTCAATGTCGGGGTAGGTTCGCCGGCCAAATTCAAAATCGATTTCGTCCGCAAGTTCGACGGTCAAACACCATTGGCATTTCCGCCATCCGGGAGAAAAAACCTCTCCTGGTCGAACGCTCCCAACCTCTGACGAAGCGCTCGATTGCGATGAGGCCGACATAAAAGAAGTGACTTTAGACTACCGGAGCAGCCAGCAGATCCGCAACCTGCTTCCGTGCTTGATCTCTTTCCGAGACAACTCGTTTCAGAGTGTCCACCGGTTTCTCATCCGCTTCCGCAACGGTCGAGAGTTCTTCCAGTAGCGCGGCGCATAGGATCTGATTTTCTAGCAGTGCCGGCGAAACATCACCCGGTTCCGAAACAACGGCTGGAGCAATGGGCGGCGGATCGAACTCCTGAGACATCACGATCGACAAATCGAACGGGCTTGAAACTCCACCGTTCACCTGGTGACCTTCCTCATCCCATACGCTGGTGGTTTCGACGTTCTTTGCCGCGGCGTCCAGAATGTGACCGTCCCACTGCTTGCGCGTCCAGTGCGTTCCACCAGTGACTCCATCGACCATGTGAAAGCCGGTGATTTCGGCAACACGTGAGTTTCTGGTCTGGTAGCGTCCGCGCGCCATTTCCGCTGGTTTGCCGTCTGAGTAGGTGAGTCCTAGAGCCATGGAAGGAAGTCTATCATAGGATGGTTTTGGTTGGGAAGTACCAATTTCATGCTTTGGCCTCATGGTACTTGAGGCTTCGCTTGGGTTTTGGAGCGCTCAACCAGGAGTGGTTTTGGAGAGACTCGCGCAATCGTTCACGGGCTTTATCGGCCAACTGGGAAACCCGGCTTTCATGGATTCCGAGACGGCGCCCAACTTGTTTCATGGGAATTTCTTCGAGGTAGTGGAGGCGGATCAGAAGCGCGGAGCGTTCGTTCAACTCCGAATCCCAACCGTCCGGCAGTTCCCGATTATCGACAAGATGATCTTCAATCGATTGCCGGTTATCGGACAGAGTGTCCTTGAAGTTGGTTCCCTGGACATCGATGCTGAAGTGGGCAGGGACGGTTTTTTTACGTCGATTAAAACCCGGTTTGCATGTCCGGAGATAATCTTTCATCGCGCCACGGACGCGCATTAGAGAAGCCTTGCCGAAGTGCCCATTTCGCGCCGGGTCCCAGTTAAACGTCGCCTCCCACAGAGCGAGACGCGCGACTTGTTCTAGATCCTTGAAGTGATCGTCCATTCCGATTGCGCTTGAGAGACGACGGGCTAGGCGCGAGTAGTAGGCACGCATCTCCTGTTCGACCATCGCGGCACGATCCATCCAACACAGTTTACAAGAACCGTGGTTCCGTCTCATCCCACGAATATCGAGGTAGCCGTTTTCGGGGAAGTCTGGGATTTCTTCCGATACCCCAACGTTTGCGATACGCCCGGCTGATTTCGCGCTGTTTGCAGACTCGGCACGTTCCACAAAGGCACGTTGGTTTGCGTCCGCCTTTGTTCGAGTGGTTATTGTGGACGCCCTTCGGCATTGGCGATTTTTCGCTCCAGATACCAGCGCGCTTTCTTCAAATCCTGAAGTTCGGAATCTCCCGGCTTGTTTCCGGCGCGCAGGAGATACTTGACGATGGTTCCGCTCAGGAAATCGAGTTTGAAATCTTCGATGATCCGCATGACGTAATCGCCGTGGTAGTGCTCGGGCTTGACTGGATCGCTCATTGGACAGTCGGATGTCGGCCCTGAACGAAGATTGGACTTGACGTGATTTGGAGTGCGACCTTGCCGCCTTCAATCTTTCGGAGTGTGACCGAAATCAACGGTTGTCCGTACTGAGACAGAACAATGTCGCGGGTCTCATCGAGTTCTAGCCACGTGAAGTGGTCGGGATTCGGAGGAGGGACGTGCGGAGCGGGCATTATTCGAGACCGGCCATCTTCCGAAGCTGCTGTAGTTCTTCGTCGGGAACAGCAACTGTTCGACCGGGATTCAGACCGGATCGCCGATGCCGTCTCGTCACCAATCGCGGACGTCGCCGTAACTGTTTCCACAATTTTCTGGAGACGATCAGAATCGCGGCTCCAATGCACATCCCCAAAACAAAGTGCTCCACGGTCTAAACCCTCTCTTGGTCGAACGATCCAACCTTAGCGCGCAAGCCTCGATCCCGATGAGGCCAAAACATAAGCCTCCTAAACAGATACTCAGTCATCCACAACGCCGCAGCAAGCGCAACAATCGGAATACATAGCAGAGCAGTAACTACGCCGCAGAGATTTCTAAATGTTTCGACAAGTGACTTCACACGACCAACCCGGAGCGCGATTTCTCGGCTTCAGCCAATATATGTTTGTGAATGAAGATCTCCGATTCGAGTTCGGCGATCTGGACTTCGATAATCTGCTTTTCCGCCGTCTCCTGCAACTTGTGTGACTCGTTCCACAAGGAAACCGGACCCGGCGTCACGTCCGCCGGCGAATGCGTGATGTAGCGCGACAAGTAGGTGACCAGGCGGCGCGTCATGTCCGAGTGTTTGATCAACGCCTTTAATTTCGCTTTCTGCATGTCCAGCTTGGCTTCAAGCAGCTTGATCTGGTTCTTTACCTGTTCTGGGTTTACGGGGATGAGTCGCTGGTTTTGGGAGGGGTTCATTTTGTTTTGGCCTCGTTCTACTTTTTCAGCTTGTTCGGATTGAAACTTCTCGACAGCGGCCATTTGTCCGGGTTGGAACATCCCACAGATACAGCGGCCTTGTTCTTCAACCAAGAAGTGTTCGTATTGCGAACAGTAGTTCACAAACCCCTCCTGGTCGAACGGAGCAGCATCCGCGCGAAGCCGCAACTACGATGAGGCCAAAACATCATCCCTGCTTCGACCTGATCATAATATCCATTGCAATCTGATGCAACGGGATGTTCTGCGCTGTTCCCAACTGCAACTCGGTTTCGAAGTGCTCGAACAGAAATTGCCGCAACTTCTGATCGCGTTTCTGAGCTTCAATGTGGGCTTGCCCGATATCGGCCATGGATAGCCGCGCCCGTTTGTCGTTCAATTCTTTGGCAAGGGCGAGCGCGAGTTCTTTGATCTCCTGCCGGAAGATGCGGATTGGGTCCGCGGCGAGAGATACGATCTGTGCGCGCGTCAGCTTGACCCGGCCGGTGAACACTGCACGCCAGTCGCGGCGGGGTACGGGTACGTCCGCCGATCCCTCTTCGGACCACTGACGGTAGAGCCCTTCGTAGGCTTCCATCTTGTCCGCAATCTCTCCCTTGGGAAGTCCCTCGATTGCCTGTGAGGCTTTGAAGTCTTCGTAGGCGTGATCGTGTTCAATAGAGCCCGGCGCATCGGGGAAGAGTTTTCCTGATGGGGTTCCGCCTAATTCTGGGGTGGTGATGGTGGAGAATTCTTCGTTCATATTTTGGCCTCAATCGGAAGTGTGCTGCGCGTGAACAAGTGGACGTTCGACCAGGACGGGTTTTGGAATGCCGCAACGTTCCAAACCACCATCCGCTTCGAAAGCATTCCATTGTTCTTCTGTGGCTAAAGACAGTGATCCCGCCCATGTCATGAGAGCATCGACTATATCCACGCCGTAAACTGTAATTGGCCTAGGGATTTCACGAATATCTCCAGTCAAAATAAATTTCTTCAATTTCACCAAAACTCCTCCTGGTCGAACGCTCCAAATTCCAATCGCAGCCTCAATCCGACTGAGGCCAAACCATCAAATGACTTTTTCTCCCCACCATCCCGCACTAGTTTGATCCAGCATATTTCCTTCTTTGTCTCTTTGGACGTTAGCCCGGAAATGCAACTTCATCTTGTCCCCGGCTTGCAACGCCGATAGCATCCCTCCGCAAAACGGACATGCTCCCTTTGACCGCAACCGCTCCACTTCCCACACGTTCGTCTGGCAATTTCTACACCAGTAAATGTACGTCTCTCCGATCAGCGGCTGCCGGCCGACTAGCTTTGAATCCGTCTGGACCACAATCACGTTGCGCGTAACTGAGATCACCACTCCCTTGATGAATTTCACTCTGCCCATGATGTCTCGATGGGTTGCTTTTCCTGGTAAGTGGCGGGTGATCGAGGGGCCGCTCATTATAGATTGGCCTCAGTCAACATTCGCGCTTTGTCACTGGTGTAGTGCGTTCGACCAGGAGATGGGTTGGAGCGTTCGCCGCCCAACACGGTTCTGGTATGGCGGTCGGAACCGACGATCACCCAGATCTGTTTTCGATGCTTGAGAATTTGGGAGGCGGAATAGTAATCCATCCCGAAACCCTCCGCGCGCAACACCCGTAGCACTTCTGTTTTAGAGGGATGCTCGCGGAGATTGCCGTCGTCCAGAAGCCGGAATTGCAGGAAGGATTGATCGTCGCCGGTTCCCCGTGCGAAACATGCGTGAAGGGTGTCGCGAAACAGAAACCGGACGCCGATCTTTTTGCCGTCTTGACGAACAAGGTTAACCTGTTCGTTCGGCCTCAGATCCCAATGCTTCACTATTTCCGCGCCTCCAGAATCACTCGCCGGATCTCCGCTTTGTACTTTTCAATGTCCTCGGCGTCGATCCAGTCCGCTTTCCATCCGAGGGATTGTTTGAATCGGAGTACGGAGTTTTCGACGATGGTCTCCGGGTCTAGTTGGGGCATTATGGTTTGGCCTCGTTCTGCTTTTGGGAGGCGTCGGGTTGAGACTTCTCGACAGCGCACGATTTATGCCACAGTATTTTTACTTGCTCATCTGTGATTTCGAAATGACGATTTACGAGAAACATGAAGATCGTAGAAGAGACGCTGCTAATGGTCAAGAGCCACAACCAAACAACTAGCAGTCTCACAACCCCCTCCTGGTCGAACGGAGCCGCGCCCGCGCGAAGACTCGATCCCGATGAGGCCAAAACATCATCGTTTTAGTTCTCTGGCTCATCGTCAAATTCTATTTCAGAATCTTCTGCAAGGATGGTTGTTACTTTCACTAGTTCATAAACGGTGTTTGGTTCCACTCCTTCGATGTCAGATCCTTCAAGGGCGACATACAGGCTGTTTCCTGATTCGCCGGGGAAAATAATGCACTCGTCGCCTTTCGCAACGTCGTCGCCGAAGACTTCTTCTCCTACAGTTACTTCTACTGCTGAATGGTCGGGGTTGTATCGGAGTTTTGCGGACACGGGTTTTTTAGGTTTCCTTTTTTTGGCCTCAGTCGAATCGGGTTTTCACGTCGGATCGTGACCGTTCGACCAGGAGATGGTTTGGATAATTTATCGGCGGCTGCCTTGAGAATGAGGACCGCTCCGAGGATCAGGGCAGCTTCGAGGGTTGCGTTGAACGCCCGTTCGCGCCGATCAATCTCGCGCATCAGTTCGCAGTGTTCACGCCAACTGAGGAACATTTCTCGTGCGATGAACCCGAACAGGATTCCGCCGAAGAAATACACAACGATCATGCGCCCGCCTCAATCAGCCGCTTCTCGCATTCCCAGTCTTCAATCCCCAACGTCACCAGCCACGCCGGAGCGAGGCCCGCCACAACATCGGAGCGATTCTGAATCTCGGCCTGTTCCCGCTGGCAACGCTCCAGCCCGTCTCCTGGTCGAACGGTAGAGCGTTCGCGCGAAAGACCGGAATCCGATGAGGCCGAAGACATGGAAAGCATCATATCTGTTCAATCCCTCTACGTCAATACAGTACCTCAATCTTGTGAGTACCAGACACCTTAGAATCGACCTAAGACGTTTTCGCTTCAAATCCAGTACTTGCGATCCATTGGAACTGAAAAGCGAACGGGCGTAGACTTATCTCCGTGGAGGTTTTCACAATGATTTTCGGTGTTGCAGTTCTGATCGCCGCCGTGGGTTATGCGTCCTACCAGGCGTGGAATTATTTTGCTCGTCTGGCAAGGGGCAGGGAGATGATGAAGAGATTGAGGGAGGCGCAGTGATTCGCAATATTTTGGCCTCATTCGGCATGTGGCTTGCGCGTCGGTTCGGTCCCGTTCGACCAGGAGAGGTACCGAAGACAACCGATCAACCAGTAGAACTATCGAAGACGACCGAACCAAAGCAAGTTGTTTTACATCAGGTATTCTCACCGCCACCCTCTTGTGGAATTTCGGGCTGTCTGAGTCCCACTCATCAAGAAGAAAAACTAGAACTTCATCCTGACTCCGAAGGGAACATCACGCCGGAAGAAGGCGCTGCACTGTTTCGTCAGTTGGCCGCTTTGCGGTCGATGGGAGTCGTTGAAAAGGTCGCATACGAGCAGGTTGTTAAAGCAGCGATCTTACACCCAGTTCATGTCCACGACTGGAAACGCCCTGAACTGAATTTGACCAACCGCGCATCGATTTCTTTTTCGATTCTCGGTCAACTGTGCGATTGCGGAGCCACACGAGTCTACGAAGGCCCTGCTTTCGGCTGGAAGGTGACAGAACCTCTCCTGGTCGGGCGCTCCGAATCTAACGTTCCTCCCGATTCGACGGAGGCTAAATCATGACCTTCTCCCAACGCGCGCACACCATCCCCTCCCGCCGAGTAGTCCACGAGTTCTACCAGCGCGGAGCCCGCACGTGGTCCGATTCGATCCGTACCCATCGACCCTTCAACCTCGCCGCCCGCATCAGCGCAGTCTACGATTTGTTTTTGGGCCGAGTCTCTCCAAAACCCCTCCTGGTCGGGCGTTCGGAATTCGAACGAGCCGGTAATCGGACGGAGGCCAAACCATGAATGATTTTCTGCACTTATGCTCCAAAGACGTAATCTCCATTGGAAAAGAAACATCCTGGTGCGCACCAGCTCTTTTAGAATTCTGGGACGATCTCAAAAAGATCGGCGAAGAACGAATTCTTCGCGCCACATTCCGCGGACTGCGAGAAATGCGGTGAAAGGCTCCATCTCCATCGGCTGCGACTCCTGTAGAGAGTTTCTGGGATTCGACGGGCAGCCGCAACCCATCGGATCGGTGAACGTGCGAAGTTTCCCGAGCATACCCGAAGCCGAAGCAGCCGCAATCGAAGCCGGTTGGAAAATTCAGGAAGATCCAGATTTTGATCCATACGTGAAGTGTCCAAGGTGCCAGAAATGATCAACGTAAAAGTCTCCATCGAAGAAATCAACCCGTTCTGCTTCTTCGTCTCCGTGGTCGATGAGGACGGAACATCCGGCAGCACCAGAATCACAGGTGACACGGCAGTCGCATTCGATGGAGCACGCCGCGAAGCCGTCCGAATGCTCGACAACATCCTCAAGGCGCATGAGCCGAATCCGACGCCCGGCCAAGTCGTCCGCGGAGGAAAACAGAAATGATTCGCAAAGGATCTCTCGTTAGCAGAGTTTCCCGGAGAGTTCACAAAACGTCGTCAATGGAACTCCAGCAGCTCCGTGTCGAGGTCAAAGAACTGCGTGCGCAGATCGATGCCCTGCGAGGCCAATTTGAAAGTCACACCCATCCGGTCTACGAAAACAGCATGTTCGGCGGTGAATGCGTGACACTAGAAACTGGAGAACCGAAATGATCCCCCGGCGCACTCCCCTCCGTCGTAGCTGGCTGAAGCGCAAGCCCCGCAAAGAAGTGATCCCCATCGAAGTTCTCCAGTACTGGGCATGGATCAGGAAGCAGCCGTGCGCGGTCTGTGGGACGCGAAGGTGGATTGAGGCTGCGCACGTCGGCATGCGAGGGCTTCGGCAGAAATCGGACCACTGGGAAGTAATTCCGTTGTGTTCTACCGGGCATCACCGGGAAGGGCCGGAGAGTCACCACAAACTGCAAAAAATCTTTTGGGGATTCCACGGAATTGATCGGTATGCGGCCATTCGGAAGTACCAGGGCCGATATTTTAGCCTCATCGGGATTGAGGCTTCGCGCGCGCTCGGCTCCGTTCGACCAGGAGAGGCCGCGTGAAATCGGTCCTCATTTTGTTGAGCATTGTGGCATTTGTACTATCCCTGGTGGGCTTGAAAGAATCGGTATCGTGGACGGCAGTCGAAAGTGATCGACCTTTGCATTTTTCACTCGGTCTCATCTTTTTCTTGTTCGGCCTGTTGTTCTGGAAATTGGCAGATTTGGTTTGATTCTAGCCGCAAAACCGCTCTTGGTCGAACGCTCCGGCTCCGACGCGAAGCCACATTCCGACTGAGGCCAAAAACCACAAAACCAAAAACCTCTTAGAACCCCTAAGGCCTTTCCCCCTCACAAAACAGTACCTACGGACTATTTGAGCAGCGGAGCTTTGCACGCATAATCGAAAGCATGAGATACGAAATCAGGCTGATCAAAAACGCAGAACTGACGTTGCTAGGAACTCTTCTCGGCGCAACGGATGACGCGGCGGAAGCGAAACAGATCGCCGATGACAATTCCACTTTTCAATGGGGCTCTGCCATCGTTGACAGGCAAAACGAAACAGTCGATTGGGGCGGCGGAATCGAATCTTTGGACGGAATCGAAATCGAGGCATCCCTGTGATCAAATACGCACTCTGCCTTCTCGCCGGCTCCCTCTTCTCCTGCGGCGCCGTGGTCCTCGCCGGTGGACGATCAGCAAACATGCTCATCCTGGGCGCTCTGCTCGCTCTGGCGTCCGTGGGAGCAGTGGTCTACCTCGCAGGCCTTCGCCGTGTCGCGCGATTTCTGAACGCGTTTATGGACGGAATAGAAGGCGTCCAGAAGCAGCCGCGCGTCGTCTCCGGCAAGGACGCGAACCCCTGGGGATACGTGAAACCGTCGGCCAAGAAGCGGGACCGGGATTTTGCGAATGATCTGGAGTGGATGAAAGAAGAGATGGCAGAGACGAAGACAGCGGGGAGGGTGCAATGAAGAAGTACGCTGTTGGGTTATTACTGCTTGCGATTTTTCCCGTCGCCATCATCGCGTGGCTTGTAGGACTGTGGACCGCTCTGATCTGCGGAGCGTATTTACACGGCTACCGCATTGCGAACGATTGGGCGAACGACGAGTGATTCCAAAACCCCTCCTGGTCGGGCGCTCCAGTAACTGAAGCGCAAGACCAGGACTTGACGGAGGCCAAAACATCGTCTACACTATCTCCGCTTAATCCTATCCTCCGATATGACAAACCCGCATCGAAACGATCCGGTGCGGGTATTTTTACGCTCCGAAGTAGTCTGCCAACTCTTCCGCCGTTCCGTTGAACGTGTCCCGATCCACCTGCCCCACAATCCCCGGACACGATCCGATGCCGTGCTGCCAGATGCGATAGCCCTTCCACTGCGGAGGAATCAGCGGCGTCCTCGTGAACCCCGTCAACCACAGATCGCAATTCAACAGCGAAAGATCCCAGCGCGTCGAATCGGTCGTCTGCAAAAACGCCGCTGAAGTGTAGAGCATCGGCCAGCGGCCGGTTTTCTCCTGAATCCGTTTCACGAACGCGGTCGCCTGGTCGACAGTCATCGTGTCGGCGTTGTTCCATTCCCAATCGAGGGCAAGGAGTTTTGCACCGTGAGCAGCTCCGATGAAGTAGTCTGCCTGTTGGATCGGGTCGTGACTTTGAACGCCGAAGCAGTACGCGCCCCAGAGTAGTTTTGCGTTCGTCGATTGAAACTGCCGGCTGAGATAGCGCGGGTCCATCGTCAGACCTTGAGAGGCTTTGTGGATCACTGCTTGAACGCCGGAGTTCGCAATTTCTCCGAAGTCATGGACGGTGTTCCAGTGGGATAAATCGATAATTGAGTCGGTACCGGATATTGGTGGGTTTGGCATGTGGGCTCATATTTTAGCCTCATCGTGGCTGAGTTTGCAAATCGCAGTTGGGATCGTTCGACCAGGAGCGGTACTTGACACAACCGACATCGACGGAGTATTGTCTTTGTGCTACAATTTCAGGGCCGGAAATAAGCTCCCCGGCTTGTCCGTTCGCTCGCGGGGCCGGTGCCCGAACACCGGCTCCAACCTTTTCGGGAAGGGGTTGCGTTGACATTTAAATCCTCAACGGCGGTATCAGCGTGAAGCGCGAAGCCGTCCACCACTCCAAAATGAAGCGGCTCTGCCGCAAACTGAATTTAGAACTTTGGCAAGCAGTCGGACTGCTCGAATCGATCTGGCACGTGGCCGCGCGGCAGACTCCATGTGGCGACATCGGGAAGTTGTCGGACGAAGACATCGCCATCGCCATCGACTATCACGCAGACGAGCGAATCATGATCGATGCCCTTGTCAATTCCGGCTGGATTGACCGCAACAAAGAACACCGTCTCGTGGTTCATGATTGGCCGGATCATGCCGAAGATGGAGTGCATATGAAAGTTGCCCGCGCGAGGCAATTTTTTATCCGTCAAGGACCCGGCGACGATGCAATTTTAGAGGCTCCAAAACTGTCGCGTTTTTTCGCCAGGGAACGGGAGCCTTTGAGGGAATTTTACGAGAATGTAAAGATTGGTAAAAAAACCTCCAAACGTGCGCACGGCGTGCGCACGGATCTTGAAACCGTGCGCACGGATCGCCAAACCGTGCGCACAAAAAGCCAATCCGTGGCGAAGACCCCGCCTAGACCCCGCCTAGACCCCGCCTTAACCCCGCCTCTAACACCGAACACTGCTGACAGTTCGAAGTCTAGTTTTCAACCGGGAGTACCGTCGTCGTCATTTCGCGAGATTGGAATAGCGCTCGGTCTCGACGACGACGCGGCACGAAAACTGATTGCCAAAATCGCTCAGACGGACGAGACTGTCACGACGCGGGAAATCATCGAACTCGGTCGGATGAAGAAATCGCAAGTCCGGAACGGAGTCTCAAACTGGCCCGGCTTACTCCTCACTAGCATTCCGAAAATGGCAGCGGGCTCACCGTTGGAGCTCGTGAGAAAAAATCTCAACGGGCATTCAAAACACATCGCCGAGGACGCAGCGCAGAGCCGCCGTCTCGCACAGAACACGCTTGACGATCCGACCGCCACAACCGAAGAAAGGAAAATCGCAAATGAACTCCTCCAACGAACCTAGCCGGACGGAACGAGACTTGAAATTCCAGCGGACACAAGACCGACTCCGTAGTCTGCTTCGAATCCCAGAACGGGAGCCGGTGCCGATTTCGAAGCCCCTCACCAAACTTTCGCAGGTGATTCGGGATTTGAAGGTCAAAATCCCTCCCGAAGGCCCAAATCGGTAAAAATTTCCATTTTATAAGTGGGCTTCATGGTTTAAATACTCGTCCACGAGCCCATATCGTAATCGTGGACGAGTATGATACACTTGACGGGTCAGTATGGCTATTTCCAAAAAACGATCACGTACAGCGCGTCCTACGCCAAAATGGAAATCAAAACGACGGCGATGTCTCTCGGACAATAAACTCTTTTATCCGAAACTCCAAAAACAACGGTTCTGTTCCGACGCCTGCCGAAAAGAATTTCATCGTTACGGAGAATCGTATGGGCCGATCAAGATGGGACTCGAAAGAGCGCTGGAAAAGAAATCCGCCGATCTCGAAAAACAACTAAAGCAAGATGTCCGTGCAATCAAAGATCAGATGTGTGTTCTTCGGGAACAGATAGAACTTATCCTGGTCGAACGGAACCGATCGGACGCGAAGCCCGAAGCCGGATGAGGCCAAAATATGAAGTGCCACTTCTGTCTCAAGGAAGCAACCTCGCAATGCACCTTCAAAGTGCCGGACGCGCGAATCGTGTTTCCTTCCGAGATTGAAAAACTGGATTTGATTTTGGATACCGTGTCGCTGATCTACCGCCCGGTTAAAACAACGCCGCTGGTGAACGGACACGACTACACGACGTTGAAGTTTGCGGGCAAGAAGAGATCGACGATTGAGCGATTGGTAAACATCCGGCTGCCGTGTTTGCGGATGGAGATTCACGAGTGCGGATTGTGGACGTGTGACACGCACATCAGAGAGTTCGATGAAGGGTTGACGCAGTGTGCGGAGCATTGGCCGGTGGAACGGGTTTACGGAGTGGATTGATCCGCTTTTTATTTTGGCCTCATCGGGCATGAAGATTCGACCGGGTTTCGGTGCGTTCGACCAAGAGAGGATTTTGAGAATGGGATTGACATCGATAGAGTGGACGGATCGGACGTGGAATCCAACGCGCGGCTGTTCGAGAGTATCGGAAGGATGCCGGAACTGTTACGCGGAAAGAATCGCCGCGCGGTTCAGCGATGAAGATTTAGAAGATCCGATAAATTGCGATCCTCCGTTGTGTGAACTCGATCCTCCACTTTCAGACAAGAGGACGGGTGTATTTTACGGGTTCGCGATTCGCACACCATCAGGTCCGCGCTGGACCGGCAAAGTGGAATTGATCGAATCGAAGTTGAGCGAGCCATTGCACTGGAAGAAACCGCAACGCGTGTTTGTTAATTCGATGAGCGATCTGTTTCACGAAGCGTTGCCGGATGACGCGATAGACCGTGTGTTCGCGATCATGGCGCTGTGTCCGCACATCACGTTTCAGGTTTTGACGAAGAGGCCGGAACGGATGTTGAAGTGGTTTACACCTGATTGGGATGCGCCGCGTGAAACATGGGAACGGGTCCGAGTTAGAACGGCACTTGTAAAAACGAAGATGTCGGAGGAATGGGACTGGCCTCTTTCCAACGTATGGCTCGGAGTCTCCGTCGAAGATCAGGCAACCGCCGACGTTCGCATCCCGCTTCTGTTGCAGACACCCGCCGCGATCCGGTTCGTGAGTTATGAACCGGCGCTCGGGACGGTGGACTTCGCAGAGTTTTTCAAACGATCTCCGCGATGTCCAACGGAGGCGTGCATCGCTCTTGATGAATGTGCGTGTCTCACTCGAACAGGACTCGACTGGATTATTGCGGGCGGGGAATCAGGACCCGGCGCGCGGCCTCCGCATCTCGATTGGTTTAGACAAGTCCGTGATCAATGTATCGCCGCCGATGTTGCGTTTTTCTTCAAGCAATGGGGTGAATATTTTCCACGACCCGGTGAAGCATGGATGGGCGATCTTCATATGGAACGCATCGGGAAGAAAAAAGCTGGCGCTCTTCTTGACGGTCGCGAGTGGAAACAATTCCCTCTCTTGGTCGAACACACCACCAGCCGCGCGAAGACTCAATCCCGATGAGGCCAAATCATCAATTCGCTCTTCCTGCTTCCGCTCCGGCATCGTCATAGGAAAGAAACTCCGCTAGAAATTTAGCATAAGCCGGTTGATCCGATTGTGCCCGCATCCAGATCGGCGGATAATTTCTAATCATCTTATCAAGTAAGATCGATCCATCCGGTTGTTTCCCGAGATGCGTTTTGATTTCATTGTATCGCACGCGTCCGTCCGTAGTCTCCTGCGATCCTCCGCGCCGTTCCGTTAAAATCTGGAGGGCGAGAGTGAAACCGTTGTACTCCGGCGACAACAGATGGGCGAGAAACAGCGGTTCGAATTCCTGCAAAAACTTCAGCGTCCGCGCTTCCGGTGAATTGGGATCGGGTTGAGGCGGCGCTTGAGGTTGTGTCATGACGGCAGGCGGCTGCGCTTGCATCATCGGATTCGGCATCACCTGTGGAGCAGGCGCCTGGTTGCCACGGAAGATCGGCGCAACCATTTGCGCGAGTGCCGTGATTGCAGTATTGATCAGAGGCATGTTCTGGACAATCAACTTCATCAGATCTTCCTTCGATTCTGCCGGCGCGCTGTCCCCTCCTCTTTTGTAGCCGAGAGCCTCAGCTTTGCGCGAGAAACTCTCAAGTTCTTCGTCGAACGTTTTGGCGTGTCCGTTCGTGGCTGGCGCAAGTTGGGCAGTTCGCATTGCCGCGATTTCTTGTTTTAGCTCAGTGTTTTGGTTGAGGACCATTTGCATCATCGCTTTGTTCGAGTCCTGAACGACGGAGAGAATCGTATTGAACATCGGCGTCGGATCGGGAGGCTTCGGGAGCAGGTTCATGATGTTGCTGAAGAGGGCCACGGGATCGGGAGCGTTCGAATTCTTCATGACCTCGCGCGTGACGTCACCCATCAGCTTGATACCCTCGGCCGCGGCGTGCGTGACGGTATCGGTTGCGGCTGACGCTGAAGGTTTTGTTTCGCGGGCCTCTTTCGCTTCTTGCCGGGCCTCGCGCGCATCTTGTTTCGCATCCGTAATGAGTGTGCTCGCGAGATTCGTAAAACCGTCGACGACGGCAGCGACCGGCGATCCATTTTTTCCGGGTTCCATAAATAAGTCGTCCTCTCCCTGATTCTTTTCCGGCTCAATTCCGGCAACCGGCTCGCCGCGGCGAAACCGCCAATCTAAATAATCCTTGGCTCCGGTCTTCTCGACGCACAACGTACGGTCGTCGATCTTCGGCGGGTAGCCTTCCCGATCCGTGAGCGTGAACCAGATATCGCAGATGCGCCCGCTGAGTCCGTCTTCTTCGACGATGATCTTGTAGGCTCCAGCTCCGTACTTGTGATAGAAGAACGTTTCGTATTCGTCGGACTTGAAAGTGAGCGGACCTTCCCAAACATCGATGGTCGTCGTCGTCTCGCCAATTTTACGCATGTCGATGGGCGGATCAAGCCGGTAAACCCGGCAGCGCATGATCGCCGCATTCTCCGCGGGCAGGGACTCGCAGTACTCAAAACCTAAAATCGCGTCTTGTGCGCGTTTTCCGTCCCGGAACGATGTTTTCGACGGAACGGGGAACGAACATTTCGACTTTAACTGGGGATGATCGAGGTACTGTTTGGCCATCAGAGGCGGCTTCCAGAGGCCGGGCTATGTGTATTTATATATATAGTCGCGGTTGACACAGGATCAAATTCTATTGCAAGATGGTACCCAACTTCAAGTACCAGTACTAATGGAAACGGCGTACCATCCCGATTTCGGCGCGAAGGTGGCGTTCACTTTTGAACGTATGCCCGGCGATCCGGAGGCGCAAGTTCGTCAATCGATAGCCAAAGCAATCTGCCTGATTCGACAGGACGCACAGGGCGAAATGATCCGGTCGGACGCGGCGCGCGCGCTCGAATGCGGCGATGCAATCCGCGGTACCTGGAACTTGGTCAAGCCGCACATCAAATTTAAACAGGACGCCGATATCGCGAAAGACCTGGAACTCGACGACGCGACCAAAAAAGAGTGGAACGTCGGGGACGACACGGTCGAGGTTTTCATCCGGCCGCGGGATCAGTCCTTATTGATCGCGCTTCGTGGGATGGGCGTTGAGGACTGTGACGGGTTCACGATGTACGGGGCGTGCATTTTAACCGCATTGGGTATTCCGTGCGCATTGGTGACTGTTGCGGCGGATGGTTCGAGGCCGACGGAGTTTTCTCACGTCTACGTTGTGGCGTATCCGAATGGGCCGGGAACCAAACCGCGAATTCCTTTGGATTTTTCACACGGATCTGAAATCGGCTGGGAATGTCCGCATCACCGAATCCGCGAATGGCCGGTATGGGAAACAGGACTTGAAAAAGTCACCAATGTCGTTACTCCAGTTGTTGTAGCTGGGGCTCTTTATGGATTAGTGAGATGGTTCAATCGGAGGGCGGCTTGACGACGATTTTGTTTTTGGCCTCATCGAAGATTCCAGTTCCCGCGTCCGCTATCCCGTTCGACCAGGAGAAAGTTTTCGTCTGTGATTCGGAGAATCCATGGGCTTAATCGGATTGGGCGATTCTCTCGTTGCGACGGCGCTTCCGGCCATGCCAGTGGATGTCACGACGGCGAACAACATCGTGAGCACGCAGCCATATTGGAATCTGATCATTCAAATCGCGCAGCAGCCAGCGAGCAACGCGAGTTCAGATAACACTGTGACAGCCGCGCAAATCGCAGCGGGGATACCGCAAGCGGCAGCGCAGTATAAATCGCTGAGCGGACCTCAACAACAGGCGTTGCTCGCTCCGTATTTGGCGCTATGGTCATTTCTTCCGACGTATCTCGCCAGTGCTCCAGTCGTTGACGCGTACAACAAACAGATGGGATCGTCCTACACTCCAGAGACCAATCCTTACGCGTTCATTTATTACACCGAGTACGGGCAGGCGGCCCAATCCTTTCTGACGCAATTCTTTCAAGCTATCGGAGTGACGCCGCCAACGCTGAATAATTCCGGCACTGGATCTGGGAATGTTCCGCCGACGCTCATCTTTGGAATCGCGGCATTGGTCCTCTTGTGGCTGGTGATGAAATGAGAAAAAACCTCTCCTGGTCGGGCGCTCTTAAATTGATCGAAGCCGCGAAATCGACGGAGGCCAAAACATGCCGATCCTAACCGTAGCGCCACACTACCCACCAGGCTACGGAGGCGATCCCTACACGCCGGACAACATTTCAGTGTTCTATGATTTGAACTGGCCGGATCACGCGGGAATTCTTTCGACGGGTTTGGGATTGAGCGGTCTGGGATGCGGATGTTCGGAATCGGATGAGGCCGGAACATGCTTGGACCCGGAACCCTGTACGAGTCCCGGATCGTCACCTTTGCCGCCGACTCCTCCACTGCCCACGCCGCCGACCGGGGGAATCACCGATTCTGCCGCTGCGTGCGGAGCCGGATGGAGCATCGTACTCAATTCAGCGGGGCAACCGATCTGCCAGCAGAACACTCCGTTGAATACGCCACTCACACCGTCACAGGCCGGACTCACGCCCGCGCAACAGGCCGCGCTGATTGCACAGACCGGGAACGCCGCGGTTTCTCTGATCCGCACCGCGGCCGGCGGACCCTACACTGTGGCGGGAACAAATCTGGTTTACAATCCAGCGACCGGGCAACTCACGACTACTGGCGGCGCGAATGCAACCGCGCTGGCATCGTCAATTACGCCGTACATTCCGATGATCGGACTAGCGCTTGCCGCACTGATTATCGTTCCAAAATTGCTAGGAGGCAAATAGATGGCAGGTCCGAAATTCGGTTCTCCCGCGTGGCGCAAAAAGTACGCGAAGAAGTTGAACAAGAGAAAGGCGAACCGGAAGACGAAGAACCCGCGTCGGCGGCGCACAACGAATTCAAACGCGTCGATTCTCAAAAAGATCAAGGCACTCGCGAAAAAAATCAAGTAATGCTGCGCTACGGATACAGACCGCCTTCGCCGATGGTCCATTGGGGACTTTCAGGACTCGGTGATGCCATGCAAACGGGTGAAACCGCTGCATCCATCGCGGCACAGGGGGTTGCGACCACCGCCACGATTTTGAGTAGCTTGTCGATTGCGTCGACGGTTGCAGCCGGTGGAGTCGCGGCGGAAGCCACGGTTCTCGGAATAAGTGCGGCGGTCGTGCCTGTGATCGGCGCGGCGATTGCGGGAATTGTGGCGGTCGGTATCGCAGTCGCGAATATGTTCAAGGGGTGCGGGCAAACCTGTATCGCGGCGACGAACATTGCGAACCAAGTAGGGGACGAACTCGCAAAAAATGTCGATCACTACACTTCCTCTCCGATTCGGTTCGCGTCGATGCAAGCCGCAGCCTTAAACGTATTCGACACGGCATGGGCAGCTCTGGTGCAGGCGTGTAACAATCCACAACTCCAAGCGGCAGGACAGCGCTGCATCACAGATCGACAGCGCGGCGCGTGCGTCTGGAAAGCATCACCTGGTGGATGGAATCCGGATGGAACTTACACGATGTGGGGACCGGCCGGCTCTGGCACATCGTGCTGGAATTGGTTCACGGGCATGAGAGATCCGATCGCGAATGATCCGTTTGTTCAGCCAGATCCGACTCCGGCGCCGGCGGGCGCGACCGGTTCGATAGTTCTTCCAGGTTCAACCGGTTCGACTCAGACCGATGGAGGTTTGGCGACAACTCTATCGACGATTCCAACTCCGCTGTTGATCGGTGGAGCAATTCTTCTGGCCTTGCTTGCGAGTGGGGAATTATGAGCCAGACCAACGTGTTGGGCAGTCTCGCTATCGGTGTTGGACTTGGAATTGCGACGATCTTCGTTGCTAACAAACTTCTTCCGAGTGGCGGATGGTGCCAACCTCAAACTGTGCCAGTTGCTCCGGGCTCAGTGCCGGTTGGTTTAATGCCTCAGATCCCAAATGGCTATGTATTTTCGTCGTCAAATCCATTGTGTACGCAAACCGCAATGGGTTCGCCAGTGGCGCAATGGATTCCATGGATTGCCGCTCCGTTGATAGGATTTGCGGTCACTGGAAATATTTGGGGTTTGATCGGCGGCGGGCTAGTTGACGCTGGTGTAGCCGTAATGCTTTCGGGGCTGTCATGAGAGAGGCCAAAACATGCTAATGCCCCGCGGCTTGGGCCTCACCTGTCCATCAGGACAGCAGCCAACCAACATGTACGACGGCTCCGTCTCCTGTTGCGGAGTTCCGGGAACACCGTGTTTGGCCGATCCCTGCTGCATTCTGAATAACCCCGGATTCATTGCGGAGCAAAATGCGCAAGTCGCACAGGATATAGCAAGCATCCCAGCATCTTCGTTTGAAGGACAGACCTTGCAAGCCCTGATGAGCGTGCCGACCAACATCGGTGAGGACGCCGTGAAATGCCAATCAAATCCGGGTCTGACGTTCGTTGATAACGCTGGCGTCACGATCACGTGTCCGTCTCCCTCTCATTCGGATCTGACTACGGGCGGGCAGCCGATGTCCACGTTCACGACCGGGCAACTCGCACAGATGTTGAATTCGCAATTTGGCGGGCAGGCACCGCAGACTGCGGGCGAGACTCCGTTTTTCTCTCCGAGCACGACTGTTCCGGCTGCCACGATCAAGGCGGTGGTTCCGAAAACCACGGTGGCCGGATCGGGAACGCAACCCGCGGGCGGCGGTTCACCAGCTCCCGATGGATCGACTAACACGGGCGGATCAACTTCATCGAGTTCGAGCAGCAGCGGAGTGGATCTCTCGTTCCTCACAAATTCTTCGTTGATCAATGGCGTGCCGAATTGGATGGTCGGATTTGGCGCATTGGCGGCTTTGATCGTTCTTCCGAGTTTGATGGGAGGCCGACGATGATGCTTTGGCCTCATTCGATAGCGATGTCCCCGTCCGATATAACGTTCGACCAGGAGATGGTTTTGTCCTTCGAAGGTAGAAAAAACCTCTCCTGGTCGGGCGATCTCAATCTGATCGAAGCCGAGAAATCGACGGAGGCCAAATCATGAGCATCCTCGGATTAGGAGACGGAGCCTTCGACTTCGGAAACAACGACTCCGGCGCCTTCGCCAACTTCGGACCCGTGATTCTGCACGACGGAACACACATCATCGATCCCGCGGGAACCCCGGCAACGGCTTCGCAGTGCGCTCCCTATCAGTGCGGAGTGGATCGCAATAACGCAGCGGCAATCTTCTGGTGCGGATATTGGGGACAAGAAGGATTCGGCGGCGCGCAGCCGTGCATGTCTTCGCAGTGCGCTCCGTATCGAACTCTGATTCCCGGATGCAACATCGTGCAGCCGAGTCCGCTCAGACCCGACGCGCCGGTTCCGGTTCCAACGTTTCCGCCTCCGGTTTTAACGCCGGCGAACATTGTGCAACCGCTGCCTGATATCACCCAGGCGAATCAACATGTGCCGATTGCGACGGACGGCGGATGCCTTTGCGTGATCAGTTCGTTGATCAACAAAAATCCCCTGGTCGCGGTTCTGGCGCTCGTGGGAGCAACGGCGCTTTTGAGCAGCAGAAAGGGGCGGCGATGAAAGACATGACGCCTATTCTGTGGATTACCGGGATTGGAGTTCTGGCGTACTACGGCTATCAGCAGGGATGGTTCGGAAATCTGACGGTGAGCGTTCCGACCGCGATTCCTCCCGCGAGTCCGCCATCGATCCCAATTGCCAGCGGTGGGGGCGCGAACATCGTGCCCGTTGGCGTGTTGACGCCGATTGAGCCGACGCCTGTGATTCCCGCTCCGGTCGTTAATCCGGTTCCTCCGGTCGCAAGCGCAACTCCGATTTTCGGTGGCGGTGGAAATCCGGTCTTCGTTGGAGTATTGTCTACGGGCGGTTGCGTGGGGTGCATGTAATGGCAAAAGATTACAGCTCTTTGATCGTTCTCGCGGGTGTTGGCGCACTTGGTTACTACGGGTATCAGCAGGGTTGGTTTGCAAACCTGTTTCCCGCTGCCGCCGCGCCGGGTTCTTCCGCTCCTCCGGTTCCGCCGACATGCAACGCTCCAAGCGTTCTCACAAATGGCGTGTGTGTCACTCCGGCGATCACTTCGGGAACCAATCCGCCGTTGCAGCAGCAGTCCTCGCCGCCTCCCGCGCCTCCGGTAACCACTCCTCCGGCTCCGAGCACCAGCGGACTGACAACGCAGGGGTCGCTCGCAGCATTGGCATTGGCCGCGCAAGCCGCGAGCGAGGGATTGCCGAACGCTGGTACCGCAACCTTGAACGCCGATCAGTGGAATTATTACTACGGGCATGTTCCGTCGTTCGTTCCCTCAGTCAACGGGGCCGCGGTGAACACATCATCGCTGTTCGATTTGGATCATGTATTTTTCCCGAATGGCCGTCCCGCGAATAACGCGAGTTACACGCAATACACCGCAGGTCAATTTATCGCCGCGCTTCAGAATGCCGGAGCAAGTTGGCCGGGACTTCAAGGGATTTCTGGATTTGGAAACTACTACGGAATCCCGGCTGGTCTGATTCATGGAGGGTACTAATTTGTTGGCCTCATCGCGATTTCGAGGTTCTCGCGCCCGCTCCAGCGTTCGACCAGGAGATGGTTTTGTCTTCGGGAGTAGAAAAAATCTCTCCTGGTCGGGCGCTCATAAATTCCACGAAGCCGGAAAACCGACGGAGGCCAAAACATATGCGTGAAGGACTCGCGGGCTGCTACTCCTGGGAACCGACCTTTACCGCTCCTCCGAATTGCGGAGGAACAAGCGGAAGCGGCGGTCAATCTTCGTGTCCCGATGCAACGTGGTTCTGGGTTCTTGCAGCCGTTGCCGCTGGGTATTTGATTTTTAAGAAAAACTGATGCGATTAGGCACTCCATATTTGCGCGCCGACGAATGGGGCCATCCGATCATCGGATTGGGAGACGACGCCGGTTTCTCAGTCGATAGCGGAATCGGAATCAACACTTCCGGCGTAATAGTCAACACGCCGACGACCGCGCAAACGGATTATGCTCTGAACGCTCTTGCACAGCAGGCCTGTGGCGATCAGGGCGGAATCTGGAACCCTTCCAATAATTCGTGCGCCGGAGGAGGCGGGTCGTCGGATTGTCCGGCTGGCTATATTCTGAGTGGATTTAGCTGCGTAAAGGCACCCGTTACGGGCAGCAGTGGAGCTGCTGCATCTGGGGTTACTGCGCCAATTTGCCCCTCGGGTCAAACATGTTCAATCATCCCCGGCATCCCGAACACCAGCATTTATGTCGCACTCGCGGCAGTTGCGGCTCTGTTCCTTTTCGCAATGGGAGGAGGACGCCGATGAACGCCTACCAGGTCCTCCAGATTTCTGAAACAGCCTCGGCGGAAGTGATACGCGCGGCGTGGACGGCGCTCGTTCGCGAGTGTCACCCGGATGGCCCGAAACCCAACGTTCGCCGAACGCAACTGTTGAACGAAGCCTACGCCACGTTGAAAGATCCGGTGAAACGGAAGGCGCTCGATCAGCAATTGAAGGCGGCAAAAGTCTCGAAGCCCGTTCGCGAAAAGCGACACCCGGCGCAAGAAAGCGCGTATCCTGCCGCCTATCCAGATCCATATGCAGGGATTTCGCAAGAAGACATAGACCAAGCGGTGGAGCACATGACTTCGAAAATGGATCCGATCGCGAAACTCGCGGTGAAGTTCGTTTACGGAAAAGCACGGAGGCGCGCATGAGTCTCGTGGGAGTGGGGATGTATCCGACTGATCCGTGCTTCGATCCCAACCGAGCATCATGGTTGCCGTACTGGATCGACAACACGACCGAATCCGCGTGCTACTACGGAACGGATTCTCTACTCGGTCAAATGGGAGGAGTTGTCGGCGGGGCGGCCGGAACGGTTGCGAGCGGGGCGGCTAGCGCGGTTGCATCCGGCGTTGCGACTGGCGTCAGTAACACTTCAGCCAGCGGCCTTTTGCTGGTCGCGGCGGTTGGCGTGGCGGCGCTGTTTTTATTGAAGCGATGAGGAGCACTTTATGAGCTTAATCGGTTTGCGAGATTTCGTCGGCGGGCAGTTCGCGGTACCGGAAAATCCCGTCATGCGCGGGCAGGGCGTCGGCAGCCTCCGGGATTTCGTCGGCGGTTCGTTTGTCGTTCCAGAAAATCCGGTAATGCGCGGCGTCGGAAACTTCGTCCCCTCCGGTCCAATGTGGCCGATTCCGGCGAACTCCGTCATTACGGCATGGAAAGGCGCGGGCATGGCGGGCCTCGGCTGTGGGAGTTCCAAATCCGATTGTGGATGTGGATGCGGCGGACATTCCTCCGGCATGGGAACGTTTGATCCGATTGGCGCGTTCACGACAGCCATTGCGGATGCGGGAACGGCACTTTCAACGATGTCGCTTGCTCCAATCACGGGAACCGATTGGATGGTTTTGGGAGGTAGCGCGGCTGTGATTTATCTTATTGCGGATTCTCTGAGTAAGGGAGGACGTCGGCGGTAGTTTTCAAGTTCTTTTTATGTTGGCCTCAGTCTATTTTCGTTCTTCGCGTCGGTTCGATAGCGTTCGACCAGGAGTGGTGTTTTCTCATCTCAGTAAGAAAACTTTCCTCATGGTCGAACGCTCTCAATTCCGCGCGCAGCGAGGTGCCCGATGAGGCCAAAACAAAATCCCCGTTCTTTCGATCGCTGCGTCAAAGCCGTCTCCAAATCCGGTTCCGCAATTTCTCCCTACGCTGTCTGCAAAGCACAGGCACAACGGAGAGGAACGAAAAACCCCGGACTCAACGCAATGCTGGCCGCGCTTCCCCATTCCACTCTTGGGAAGAAAGCCGGCGCTGCTCTCAAACGGTATTTCTCCGCAAAAAACCCGGCCGACAAATCCGAAGAAATGTACGAGATGTTCCACGGAATGCCGCCCGATGAAATCCTCACGATCGTCGAGCGCGTGCACGTTCACAAAAACCTGTGGACCGTGGGAACCCTCACGCAAATGGTGATTCAGACCTTCAACGGCAAGCAGTTCGACCTGGACGCTCCGGACCCGGACGAAGCGCGAGATACCGAAGTGGTATACGTCACGGCGAACGAGCCCTACACAGATAAAGACACCGGCAAAAAGATCGAAGGCGGAACGCAGATGTTCTTCCGCGGCGGCGATCAGGAGATTCCCGAATCGATCCTCAAAAGCCGGTGCGGATTCAACGACGACGATTTCAAGGAGCAGATGATTATCGGCTGGGTCGTCGACCTCACGTATCGAACAAAGAAGATTTTCGAAAAGAACGGAGAGGAGCTCGTCGACTTCGTTCACCCGCTCGGCAAAGAACACTCGCGCGGTGTGTTTCCGCTGCTGGTATACAAGCCACGGGATCCGAGCATGGCGTTGTTCGGCGGGCGTTACAAAGTACTGCCGGTGCGTGGAGATATTGGAGCGAGTCCGGGGATTGCGGGATGAATAATAATTTGGCCTCATCGGACCTGTCGGCTTCGACCGCGCCTGAGAGCGTTCGACCAGGACAGGAACCTGTCATTAGCAGATGGATGGCGGAAGAGTATCACATGCTTCCATCGGACGCGGTTGCGCTCCTAACGTTTAGCAGAAAAGACAACTCTCTTCTGGTGATGAACTGTTTTGAACGAACCGATGGAACATTTCGGCGGATTGATAACTTCGCCGCATGGGTACCATCCGAAGAGTTCTATTTAGCACGTAGAATACGGATTTCAGAGGAAGCAAAACCGCCGTATGAACAGGTGCTAGATGTGCTGGCCGGGCGGTTGCTGAGTGCGTTCTTAACCTATCGCTACGACGTCGATGTGAAACCGGAAGAGTTATATTCGTCAAACGACAAAGAGGCACTTCTACAACAGATCCGGTGGAATATCCGAAAGTTTGTTAAACCTCTCCTGGTCGGGCGCTCTCAACCTGACGGCTCTCCCAATTCGACGGAGGCCAAAACATGAACGACTTGATGACATTTGCGAAAACAGTGCCGTACTTTCCACCGAACTCCTGTGCATGGGGACATGCCGCTCTTGGGTTTGGTGTGGGCTTTGTCGAACCGTGGGCGCAAGCGGTGGGGATTGCTCTGTTCGTCGCGTATGAAGCGATGCGCGATAAACCGATGAACGAGAAAATCGGCGCCGTTGCGGAGTTCACGACCGGGTTTTTAGTGCAGAAAGTCGCTTTCGGAGGGAAGCAGTAGTGAATTTCATTTTCTTGAGCGTTCCGACATTCGAGCCGTGGGATTGGACCAATCCCGATGTCAAAGGCATCGGCGGATCGGAGACCTCGCATATCGAAATGTCGAACCGGCTTTCGGATCGCGGACACTCGGTCTATTCGTACGGGCCGACGCCGTTCGAAGAACCGCGGCTGAATCCGCACGGGGTCACGTGGGAGCGCTGTGATCACGATTCGAACATCTGGCGGCGTCATGGTGTCTGGGTTGTCTATCGCGATCCGCAATCGATTGACGATATCGATCCCTCGAATCCTTCATGGCTGATCTGCCAGGATGTCGACTATCCGCAGTTGACGCAGGAGCGGGCCGCGAAGTTTACGCGCATCGTCGCGCTTTGCGAAACACACGGCCGGTATCTTCGCCAGAAGTACCCAACGGCGAACATTTGCGTTTCTTCGAACGGCATCAAGTCGGAATTGATCGCCGAGGCGCTGAAGAATCCGCCGGCGCGGAATTCCAAACGCCTGATGTACGCCTCAAGTCCCGACCGCGGCCTGCTGTACCTGTGCGAAATCTTCAAACGCGCGAAAGAACTGATGCCGGATCTCGAATTGCACGTGTACTACGGCTTCAACAACATCTCGAAGGTTGAAGAGTGCAATCCCGGAGTTAGAACTCGTACGAATGAAATCCGGCGCGCACTCGATCAGGAAGGTATCACCGACAACGGCCGCATGGGGCAGCCGGAGCTGATTCAGGAGTGGCTCAAGGCAGGTATCTGGTGTCACCCGTCAAGTTTCACGGAAACCTCCTGCATCACGTGCATGGACGCGCAAGCCCTCGGCGCCGTGCCGATCACAACCCCAGTGTGGGCAATCGCGGACAACGTAGAGCACGGCATCTTCATCGAAGGCGATCCCTACACCGATAACCTGACGCGTGCGCGATACACCCTGGAACTGATCCGGCTTGCACAAGATCTGGAACGTCAAGAAACAATCCGCGCCGAGATGATGCCCTACGCACAAGCGCGTTTCGGTTGGGAGAATTTCGTTGATCAGTGGGAAGTGTGGGCGCGCGAAGACTATTACCGCTCCTGGTCGGGCGCTCAAAATAACGCCGAAGTCGCGGCGCTCGTGGAGGCCAACGTATGAACGACTCGATCAAAGATCCACTCGTCTACGACGGGCAGTTTCCGTTTCAGGCGAAGTACGCCATCGGAAAAGCGCTCAACGTCGGCTGCAACACGGACGGCGCCGGAATCGGATTGCGCGGCGGAATCAATATCGATCTCTTCCGCCACGACGAACACACAGGGTTTAAAATCCCCTGCCACGCGCAAGCGGATGCGCGCCATCTTCCGTTTGGGCCGAACACTTTTGACTCCGTCGTGCTCGGAGAAATCCTCGAACACATGCAAACCAGCGATGCCGTGAGATCACTTCGGGAAGCAAAGACCGTGCTCCGGCCAGGCGGCGTCGTAGTCGCGACAATTCCCCATGACGACCGCGGCGGGCCTCCGGACGCCAAAGAATACTATCCGGGAATTGCGGCCTATCATTACCGCGAAATCACGCGTAGTGAGTTCTTCGAATGGGTTCGCGAAGCTGGCTACAAACTGCTGCTGTGGGCAAAGATCCAACACGTCTGGGGAAAGCAGGGAACTGGGATTGTGGCTGTTGCAAAGGAAGCCGCATGTTGAGCCGCGTTAAAACAATCGGAACCGTGGGCTACATGGGCGGAATCATGAGCCTCCCGGAGCCCTTCGTCTGGTCTCTGACGCAGATGATCCAGTTCAACCGCGAAGCGCTGTGCCAGGAGGACGAAAAGATCGACTACGTCCGCGCTCAAGTGAGTCTACATTCCGCCGCGCGCAACGAGCTGATGGGAAAGATGAAAGGCGAATGGCTTCTCCAACTCGATACGGACATGGTGTTCGATCCCGACTTCTGCGCGCGCCTCGTCACGACGATGCAAAAGTACAACCTGGACATTCTGACGGGCCTGTACGTCTACAAAAACCATCCGCAGATTCCAACGGTCTACATGTTCAATGAGAAAAACGGCCGCCACGAACCGATCGGATCGTGGGACGAATCGATGGATGTTTTCGAAATCAGTTCCTCGGGAGGCGGTTGTCTTCTGATTCGCCGCTCGGTGTTCGAACGGATCATCGCCGAAATCCAGCAGAATCCGTTTGAAATCATCCCGCCCTACGGCGAGGATCACAGCTTTTTTATGCGCGCCCGCAAATTGGGCATCAAGGCCCATTGCGCCTGGAAGATTCAGGCCGCGCATCTCGGATATAAGCAGGTTGTCCATCTGCCCGATCCGGGTTTACCGTTCTTAAACCAGTACGCGGTGACCGGCTACGGCACCAGAAAAGGAGAATAACCATGGCAATGGTCGTTAACTATTTGAACGTGGGCGGGCCGGGAAATGTACCTCCAACCTTGGCTCAGGCCCTCAACGTCAACACCGTGAACGTTTCCTTGAGCCCCGCGGCTTCAGGCGATAACTCACAGGTGATTACTCACAACTTCGGTTTACCCAATTCCGATATTTCGGCGGGTTGGCCGGAGACCGTCATCAACGGATTGGACACGCTGGCCACGCTTTCCCTGTGGTACATCTTGAGCCAAAATCCCAACTTCTCAATTGTTGCGAGAGGAGCAAACACGGCCGGCATCGATACTGCGAATGCACAGGTTCTGGTGTCGATTTCGAGACCGCATTCAATCGTCCGCTGATTTTATGTTGGCCTCAGTCAAAACCGGTCTTCTTGCGGATTCTCTACCGTTCGACCAGGAGAAGTCCTTCGCCTTCGCGGGTAGAAAAAACTACTCCTGGTCGGGCGCTATCGATCCGCACGAAGCCAGAAATGCGGAAGGAGGCTAAAACATGTTTATCAACCGAGTAACCAAAGTCGTTAATCCGCGGTTCGCACCCTCTCATCCGGGAGAAGTCCGATCCGTGGCCAACAGGCGAAGCAATTCGTCGAACCCACCGCACATGCTGACGCTGGGTTTTATCAATCCCAAAGGAGAAGTCATAATGGCAAGAACCAAACGTCGTCGTGCCAGCAGACCGCGCCGCGCGTCGGCTGTCAATCGGCGTCGTAATCCGCATCGTCGTTCGTCTCACCGTCGCCGGAGCCACAATCCCGCCCATCGCCGGGTCGTGGCCATTCATCATCGGCGGCGTCGGAGTCACAACCCCTCGATCATGGGACAGAAACCCATGAAACTGGTCGAGGATCTCGCAGCCGGAATTATCGGCTTGACCGCGAACAATGCGATCATGGCCGCGCTTCCGTCGTCATTGACCGGCAATACCGGGATGGCGATCGCCACCTCGGCCGCCGTCGCCATCGGATCGGGATATCTCGCTTCGATGGTCAACAAGGAATTCGGCAAGTACGTCGGCTTCGGCGGACTGCTCGCAACGACTCAGCTCGCCATCAACGCGGCGTTCCCCAACGGGATCATGTCCGCGATTGGAATGGGCGACTTCGTCTCCGGCAAATTCGCCGTGCCTCAGAATCCGGTTCTCGACGGAAATCTGACGGTCGGCGGACCCACCGGCGGGGGAGTCATGACCTACGCGTACCCGGCCGCATACGCAGCTTGACCAACAGGCCCATTCTTTCGCAATACGTCGGGCTGACTCGGCGGCATGGCGCGGGAATGATTTGAAAAGGAGAAAATAAATTGCCACTACCCGGCACCGCTCAAATGACCACTGCGGGCTACCCGCAGAATAACCAGACCGCGGCTATGGTCGCAGCTCAGGCGGCGCAAAACGCCGTCGCCGCGATCACCGCGCAACAGCAGTTCATCATCAATTCGTTCCGCGGGCAGATTTACATCTCGAATCAGCTCGACGTCGAAGACACGCCGGTGTACGACACTGTAACGTACACCGCAGGTCAGACCGTGACGCTCACCAATGCGTCGTGGTTCACCAACGTCGAAGGCAATTCGGGAAAAACGTTTGCCCAAACCAACATGGACACCAACGGCCGTCTTGACGCGCCCGAGGCTTTCTCCGTGTTCGGAGTCCGCTTCAACTGGTCGGAAGGTATTCTGCGCTCCGATCTGCAAACCTTGCTCGATTCGTGGGCGTTTGAATTCTGGCTGGGAAAGAAAAACTACCAGCGCGCCAATATCCGCCACTTCTCCTCGGGGATGGGGATTTCGGGCTACACCACCAAAACCGCGGAGTCGTTCTACACCAACGGCGTTCCCGGCCGTCAGTCGATGAACATGCTTTCGGTTAAACTGGTGATCGCGAACCAAATGTCGTTTGAGGCGTTTCTGTCCGGCAACAATTCCGGCCAGGTTCTATCATCTTCGGGTGCGGGGGCAATCCTGTACGTGGAGTTGGTGGGACTGTACGCACGCGGCGTTCAGTAATCGAAGGTGGGAGCGGTAGTTCTGGGAGGAACGTTCTCCACTTTTAGATTTCCTTTGTGATTCAGCCCACAGAGGGAGTGCGGGGGTCCGGGTTTGATTGCCCCTCCGACGGTTAGGCCTCGGACCACCGCAGCAACGTTATTTTGGCCTCATCGGGCGCTTGTCTATTACCGAATGTTGGAGCGTTCGACCAGGAGGAGTGTTTCATGAAAACCGAAGTCGCCGTGTCGAGAAATAAAACGTAGTTCGAAGCCGGGATGTAGAACGAGGCCAAAACAAAAGGAATTTAAAATGTCCAGCTATCCAATGAACCAATTCGCACCAGACTACTTCCAAGGTCTCGCCGTCGATCCGAACGCTTCCGCGGAACCGAAGCCCTACGACTACATTTACAATCCTCCGAACAACCAACTGACCGCGCTGCAATCGTTGAGCGGACAAACCGTTCCGATTCAGACGGACGCAGATTTCTACATGTTCGGCTGGTATATTTCGCTTTTCACGGGCGCGTTTCAGGTGCGCTTGACCGATGCGACGGGCTACCAGTTGCAGAGCGGCTTCATCAACTCCGGAGCGCTCTCGCAAGCCTCGAATGATCCGACGATTTTCTCTCCGTCGCATTTGTTTCCGGCTGGATCAAAGATCTTGATCGACATCACGGACCTGTCGAACGCCACGAATTCTCTGCAAATTGTGTTCAAGGGAATCAAGTTGTATAAGATTACGGGACGGGGGCCACTCAAGGCGCAATGATGTTTTGGCCTCATCGTAGTTCGGTCTTCGCGCGGGCGCGGTCGCGTTCGACCAGGAGGGGTTTGTGAGTAGCCACACGCACACCTACGTCACACTGGAAATCAGCGCCGTTGGATACGATGAGATAGCCCGTAAACTTCGCGCCGCCGACTACGGACATTGCTTCAATTCTGCGGGTGAAATCGACCTGACCGGGATTGCAGTGGTTCGCGCTCCAGATCGACCACGACGAATCGTGACTCCTGATGGAGAAGATAATATCTGGTGTCCGAATTGCGGTGGAACCCACTACGGATCACTCCATTGCCCCTACTCAGCAGAGCAGGGCGCGGCATTTAAAGCGGCCGCTGTCGAGAACTCTCAATCCGAACAAGCCGCAACTCCGAACGAGGCCAAAACATGAGCACACCCGCCTACCCAATCATCGACGGCTTCGTACTCAAAACGCTTTTACGCTGCAATCTCACCTTCGGAGCATTAGCAATCGAGCAGTACGAAGATCTCCGTCGATCTCGCGCGCTTCGCTCCAAAGGCTGGTGCGTTCCGAACGATCCCAGTTCCCAATCGGTTCCCAAGTTCGACTCCTACGAATATCAGGTGTGGATGAAACCGGGCTCCGCAATCTGGGGCTACACATTCACCGGCGATTCAACGGCGGGCGGCAACGGCGGTATCGATTCCTTCCAAGTCCGTGAGACGTGCTCCGACGTTCCGCTGTTTTCTGAATCCGTTACAAAAAAACCGGAGTCTGCGAACTTCTGGGGCAAGACCTGGGCGCGCCAGCAGTACCTTTCAGAATTGCTGATTGTTCCGGCTCCGGGCCTGCTGCATGTTGAGATTGCGACTACTGCTCCCGTGAACAGAGCAATTCAGCTTATCCTGTGGGGAGGGGAGCCAGCCTAAATATGCCTTTTTCTTTGGCCTCATCGAACACCGCAGTTCCCGCGCCCGATCCAGCGTTCGACCAGGAGTCGGTTTTGTCCTTGGCTCGTACATGGGGACCGAGTCTTCGAATTCCGAAGGGGTTGTGTCTCCGAATGACAATACACCCAGCAACCCACTGGTCTCCAAAACGGTGTGAAATGGAATTATTTTCTCCCGATAGCCCAGAAGAACTTCTCCTGGTCGGGCGCTCAAAAATCGAACAAGCCGGAAAGCCGACGGAGGCCAAAACATAATGCCCAGAGGCCTAGCAGACATCACTCCCTTAAACGTACCCTCGGGAGCATTTGATCCCTATACTCCACAAGGCCAATCCGGCTGGATCATGGGAAACGACGGAAACTGGCACTGGTCCTCAGCCACAAACACGGCTCCGAACCTGAATTTTCCCGTCACGAAAGGGCCGGGAGTACCATCAAACGCCGGTTGGGTTACCGGGCCAACGACACAAGCTGGCTTCGGACCCGATCAAAACTGGTACTGGACCGGCCCTGGAACGCGTCCCACGGTGCTGCCAGGCGCTTTCATTCCACCCGGCACGATGCCTACGACACCTTTTCCGGCGACAGGAATGCCCCACAACTGGACGCCGCAGCCGATCCTGCCTGATTCGATGCTCCCGGCGCCGCTCGCGCGTTCAAACCCGCTTTTACAGCCAGCGCAATTCATTCCGAACCGCTACGACTTCGACATCTTCAAGCGCGCGAAAAAATGGGATTGGATTGCAAAACATGGCGGGTTGAAATCCTGTTGCCGCATTCCGGAATTGGGCGCACCCCTCTACGACGATCCGCCGTGGGAAGTCATGCCGCCGAACGCGGTGCCGATCCCCGGCGAGATGGCGGGCCTATCGACCGCTACAATCCCCTTCACGGGCGCAAACACGCTGATTCTCTCGATTCAGGTGCCTTCAGGGTATGACGGAGTCATTAATAAGTTCATCGCAGCTCTGACGGACGTTACGGGCCATGTGGATTTCTCTGGAGACGTCGTCTGGCGGCTGCAATACGGCGTCCGGTACGCGAAAACGCTCGGAAACGTGACAAACACGTACGGATCGTTCACGAACTCGCTGCTCGTTCCGGGTGTTTATTCGATCAAAGTTCTTTCCGGTCAGACAATTCAGGTTTTTGCCAGTATTCCGGCAATGTCGCCTATCGCAGGTGGTTCGGTAAGTGCTGGTGTCTTTGGATGGTTTTATCCGAGACGTTAGACGATGTTCGTTTGGTTCCATGTTCGTGCACTGGAACCCGGCAGGTAACCTCATACATGTCAATCAACGATGAAAACTGCTTCCGAAAAGAAGATCGCGATGAGTTGCTAAAGCAAGGCTGGCAATTGAGCGCGATCGTCAAGACGCTCGAAGAGATGAAAGGAACATTCAAGGAAAACGCGATTGACTGGGAGCAACGAATCCGCGCACTCGAAAACTTCAAGTGGATCGTTTGGGGTATGGGTTCGATTGGCGGGATTCTGGTAGGGTATATTTTACAGTTGATGATCGGCAGAAAATGACGGATGCGGTGGAAATTGCGCTGATCGGCGCCCTCGCCGGAGTCCCAACGATGGTGGGGGCAATCGCGGCGGCGTGGTTTTCCTACAAGGCATCCACACATTCTCGCGAAGCGATTAGCGTTGCGAAGGAGACGCAGCGCAACACCAACGGCCTTAAGGATCAACTGGTAGCGCTGACGAAAAAGTCCTCTTATGCGGAGGGTAAACTGGCGGGCGAACAAAGTCACACGCCGGAGGATGTGGAAGAATGAAAAACCGAATATTGTTCGGCTGCCTCCTGTTGGCTCTAGCCTGGTGGGGACGTGATGGCGTGCGCAAGAAAGAGGCCGCTGTCGAGAAGTCTCAAGCCCATCAAGCCGAGATTTCGAATGAGGCCAACACAAAATGAAAACCCAACCCTACGCGCCGCCTCCCGGTACCTACGATTTACCCTTCACATGGGCCTTTGACGCATCCGGTTTCGCAGACGGTTCAAACCCGACAAACTCCTCGATTTACCTGCAAGGCGGCTACGGAGATTTCAAACTTCGCCGCGTGGTGGGATTGAACCGCATCCTCGCGGCAGACAAAACCGGCCAATTCCAGATTCAGCGCGCGTCCAAGGGATCTTACATCCAATCGGATCCGGTGATGGCTGAAAACTCTCCGGAGCTCGCGATCTCGCCCGAGGAGCCGTACATCGAAACCGGCAAGATCTGGTTTGATCTGTTCGGAATACTCAAACCGGCCGGGCAGCCGCTAACAGCGCAACTGGCATTCCAGGGAAGCCGGCGGATGAAGGGCAATCCCCCGCCTCGGCCGGACTATCCGAATCAGCCGAAGTCCTACACCTACATCGTTCCGGCGATCCTCACCCAAGTCGCCTCCGCGAATGCGCCCGTTATCACAAAAACGCTGATCACCGATTACGATTTTGAGTTGCACAACATCATCCTGTTGCAGAAAGCAAGCGGAGGCCCGGCCCTTCTGTTTAATGAAACCGGCAACGTCATGCAAATTACGTCGGTCGCCGGACATTCAGGAACGTTGACGATAGTTAATCCTCCCGCGAATCCAGGTCCAGGTGGACCTTTTCTCTCCAATCAGCCGTTCCTTTTTTCCGTCGTTGGATCAGTTGCCACGGTCACACCGGCAACGAACGCCGGCGGTTTCATTAGCACGGTCCTCGCCGATATAATCACTGCGTTCAACACGAACGTGACGATGTCGACGCTGGGATTTGCTTCGCCTTTGGGAACCGCGACGTTACCCGATCCGCAATCAGTCTCCTGGGGCGCCGGCGGCGGTTTCATCGGAATCACTTCGCCGATTTGTTCCTTATTCGTGTACGATCAGAACAAATACAAGACATCAAATCTTCCGATCCTCGACATCTTTTACAACGGAGGGTCAGGTAGTCCGTACCAGAATGGCGCGCTCGTTCCGCCGCTGTTCTATCCGCGAAACACCATCTTGCAGATCGACTTCTACTCTCAAATCACGAATGCTTCACTGCTTCCGACGCAGGTAGTTGCCTATTTGGTCGGGAAGAAATTGTATCCATGTGGATGATGGTTTGGCCTCATCGTAGTCAAGTCTTCACGCGACTTCCCTACCGTTCGACCAGGAGAAAGTGTGCGTCTGCGAGTGTGGTAAAAAACCTCTCCTGGTCGGGCGCTCTCGATCTGATCGAAGATGGGAATCGGACGGAGGCCAAATAATTGGCGGTTCCTGCGCTTTACAATTTTGGAACTTCACAATCGATCACAGCCAATAACCAAGGCGCTGGAACTGGTGGACCCTATCTGTTCTGGGGTGATAACTTTGCGGGCTCTGTCCATGTACGAATCTATAAGGACAACGGAACCGGCACCTATGTTCTGCTCCAAACCCTTACCTGTCCAGACGCGCCGAACGATTTTCTAATCAATCAACGCTGCTACGACCACGGTTCCGGTTTTTTGGTTCTCGGAGGGATCAATAAAGTCTACCTTTATAAAGTGGTTGCTGGTCTGTTTGTCCTTCAGGACACCTATAACCCGGTAGGCCCGTTGGCTTTAATACAAGGCACGGCAATCGCGATTTCGGGAACCAATGTAGTCCTTCTAGGACAACTGTTTTCCACGAATCATTTGATCTGCCGATATATGACGGTCAATACCGGGGCCTTCGTTTTTCAACAGGATTTCAACGATGCGGCGTTGGACAATCGTGGAAGCTACCTCAACGGGACGGCCTCGTTTTCAGGTACTCATTTTGTTCTCGGCAACAGCGTCACGCATGCGCTGAAATGTTTCGAGTTATCCGGAGGCTTGTTCACCTTAGTTCAGACGATCCCCAACGTGTTATTTGCGAATGTGTTAGATCTCGGTTATTTGTTCATCGTGCCGAGTCCGATTGCGGCCATCGGATATACGACGATTTTCTCCTTTGCCGGAACATGGACACTGTTGCAATCGATCAATTTGCCGGTGTTTCCAGGATCTTTGATCGGGTCCGCTCCCTATGCGTTCACTTCCCCCACGCTAGGCGCATCCGTGGTGCTTATTAGCGGCTTTTGGAATGGGGCTGGACAAGATTCTCCGGTTCAAGTGGCCTATCTGACCGGCGGCGCATGGGTGGTTTATCAAAACGCCAATCTCAGTCCGTTGATATCGGACAATGAAGGTGTATCGGGCTCGCAAAGTGCATTTTTTATGCTTGATGCGACCGATACCGTCATCAGTATTTTCAGTGCATCTCCCCCTCCACAGGTACTCGTGTATTTGATCGGCAAAAAACTCTATCCGTGCGCCGACAGCGAGTCCCACCAATCGGAAAATCAGAGCACTTACAGATCTCCTCCTGGTACATTTGATCTGCCCTTCACGTGGGTTTTCGATGCGTCGATCTTCGCGAACGGATCCGCCCAGCCGAACTCCTCCGTTTATCTGCTCGGAGGGTACGGAGATTTTCTTTTACGCCGTGTCGTGGGGATGAATCGCATTCTTGCCGGCGACAAAACCGGCCAGTTTCAAATCCAGCGCGCGACGAAGGGCTCCTACATCCAATCCGATCCGGTGATGGGCGAGAATTCCCCGGAGCTGGCGATCGCGCCCGAAGAGTGGTACCCGGAAACCGGCAAAATCTGGTTTGACCTCTTCGGCATCAATCAGCCGACGCCCCTCGCGAGTTCTCAAATAGCGTTTCAAGGCGTCCGGCGCCAAAAAGGAACGCTCAATCGTCCGAAGGGATCGTTCAATCCTAAATCCTACACCTACCAGGTCGCCGCAACGATCGATGCGATCCCCGGATCTCCGATTGTTGCGCGGACGCTGATTCAGGATTACGATTTTGAGCTCCACCAGATCATGGTGATGGTGAAAGGGCCCTCGGGCTACGTCCCGGTCACGACGCCGGTTTGCACGATTTCTGTTTTCGATCAGAATAAGGTCTCGATTTCGAATAAGCCGGTCCTGGACATCTTTTACAACGGAGCTCCGGGGACGCCCTATCAGAATGGGGCGATCGTTCCGCCGTTGGTCTACAAAAAAGAGACCTTGCTCCAGATCAATTTCTACCGTCTGACCTAGAAAGCACTTCTCCTGGTCGGGCGATGTCTGCTGATCGGAGCCGGGATGTTGACGGAGGCGAAACAAAAAGGAAAGTTCGAGTCTCTAATACAGAAGGGATTTCCAAATGCTCACAGGTCTAGTTGGCTTGCTCGTAACACTTCTGATCATCGGTTTGATCTTCGCAGTGGTCTGGTGGATTATCGGCTTGATTCCGTGGCCGGGTCCTCCGAGTCCGATTCGGGCGATTGTTCAGGTGATCGTGGCGGTTATTTTTCTGATTGTGCTGCTGTCGTATCTAGTGGGGTTTCTGCCGGCTCCTCAGCATGGTTCATTGTGGGGAAGGTGATGGTTTAGCCTCATTCGGCTGTGCGCTGCGCGTCCACTTCGGAGCGTTCGACCAGGAGACGGGCTTCAATCACCCGCCCAAGTAGAACCGTAAACGCGACCGCAGACTGAAGCGGTACCACTCCATTGCCCAAGGCCCGCAAGGCTCCGGTACGCTCTCTAACCACCAGTGCGGCCATCCCATCAGCCACGTCTCGAAGATCGGATTCAGCTTCCGCTTGTGAGTAGGAAGGACGCAACCAGGGATACCGCACCAGCAGGTCTTTCCAGCCGGGGAAGCCGGGTCCTGGAGCGAAGATATCTGCCGAACCAAGTAGGATGTCTCGCTGTTGTTCGAATCGTGCGCTCGTGGCGCGTGCGGCGTGTTCCACATCCGGGTCTGACCCGTCAGCGAGTCCGATGCCCCATTCGGATGATTTCCACAACTCTCCCCGTCCTCCGCTCTCGGAGTCGCCCAGTTGTTCACCTGTTTCGAGAACTCCCCGCCGCCCGATCCGCCCTGCTTCCCCGTTGAGTCCATGTTCTCTTGACCGTGTGGGGTGTTCCACATTTCCGCTTGGTTCGCAATCTGGATTCCGTGATCCACCGTTCTGGGATCGTGCGATCGATCGGAGGCCATCGGGGTTCCCCACATCACCGCTTGATCTTCTATCCGGGCCTTCGCGTCTGTCCGCTCGTTCCCATTCCCGCCGTTGTTCGTCACTCGCGGGGTTCCCCATTGCGCCGCCTGTTCGTTCAGAGGCCGCGCATTCCCGTAGTCCGCTATCGTCTCCCCTGACCTCGTATCCCGGCTCATCGGTGTTGCCCACAAAATCACTTGGCCGTCCAAATCCAGTCTGCCCGTATGCGTATGCGTACTCTTCGTGTTGGGTCCGCCTGTCGGAGTGTTGGGCGTTGACCACTGATCCACCGCATTCGCCAAATCGTGCGGCTTGTAATGGTGATCCGCCATCGTATTGCCACGCATACCGCCCGAGTCGTGCGCCGTTCCGGTAGGCCAGAATGAACACTCGCTTCCGGCCGTGCGAGGCACCCACGTCGGACGCGCGCAAACAGAGCCATTCCGCATCGAACCCGAGCCGGGCCAGGTCTGAGAGTACGGTTCCGAATCCCCCAATAGCGTCTGTTGAGGATTCCTCCAGATCCCATCGGTCAAAATCGCTATCGGTTGCGAGGAGGAGGCCGGGGACGTTTTCAAGGAAGACGATTTCGAGCTGGTCGCCAAGTACTTCGATGACGCGCGCGATGTCCGGCCAGATCCAGCGTTCATCCTCTTTCCCTTTGCGCTTTCCGGCGACACTGAACGGTTGGCAAGGGAAGCCAGCAGAGAGGACCGAAATGATTCCACGCCATGGTCTGCCATCGAAGGTGACGACATCATCCCACCAAGCGAGTTGAGGGATCGATCCTTCGCGAATGCGTTGCGCAATGCGGCCGGCGACCGCAATTTCCCGTTCCACCACACAGACTGAGCGATAGCCGGGGATGGCGACTTCGAGTCCGAGTTCAAGTCCAAGCGCCCCTCCACAGATTCCAATTCCGTAGATGGGCTCGGAACGATCAGCCACACAAACCCCTCCTGGTCGGGCGCTCCAAAACCCGGCGAAGCCACGCTGCTCTAGGAGGCCAAATCATCATCGCCTCACAACATTTCGTTTCATACCTGAAACCACCTGATACCCATCAGATAGCTTATAAAAAAATCCCAGTGTTGTAAGCGCATCACATTCCCGGTAGACGCTCGGCTTGGCGACGGAGACACCCCGCTTCTGCAATTCGTTGAATGCCGCGTTGCCGGCAGTTGGGTTGTCGAAGAATCCTTCCGTGATCAGCCGGGCGATGTTTCCTCGCAGCGAATCCCCGTCTACTTCAATGGTCCGTTTGGTGACTTCGAATTGGATTTCCGGCTCCGTGGCCATGATTTTCAAACACACTGGATCTTTGGTGATGCGGGCTTTGATTGCGGACCACAGTTCTTCGGAGAGATGGCCGTTCGAACTCCTGATGGGTTGGCGCTCTTCACGGGTTGCCGGTTTTGCCGACTGCCCCTCCGTTCGCGCTAAGAAGAGTCGTTCGATTCGCGCTTCGAGTTCTTCGACCCGGCGTTGAGATTCAGCGTAGAGCGATTCCCAATCGACGTAGTTGCCTTCCTTATCCATCGGCATATCGGACTCCTGTTCCTCGACTTCGAACGGCTGCAAAATCTCCGGCTCCGGTTCAGCTTTCTTCCGGTTCTTCGACTTCGGTTCTCCAATCGCGTTCAACCGTTCCTGAATCGCCTCCAGATCAATACTGGCAAGAACAACCTTGCGCGTCGTCTCATCCGGCGCCTTCGAGCTGTCGTAGGTCGAGATCCGGGGAAACTGCGTCAATTCGAGCAAGCCGATCTCCGGCGCCCACAGCCAGCCTTGCCCGGTATCGAGCGACGGAAGGGTTTTCACCACGTCGCCGCCCTGTGCGCGCGTGGCCCACTCTCCAATCCAATCCTCAACCGCAGCGACGTCGTGAGGCGCAATCATCCGCATTGCGATCAACGTAGCGGCCTGCGTCAGCGAATCTTTGTGCAACTTACTTGGCCGCTGGGAGATAAGCGTGATTCGGAGGCCATTTCCGCGGCCGAGGCTCACCAAGTTGTTTCCGGCGTGCAGCATGCGCCCCGATTGCGGGCTGTAGACTTTGCCCTGGGGCATGAACAGGTGCGCTTCGTCGATGATCAGATTGAGAGGCCCAGTGTTGATTCGCAGCAACGTTTCCCCGAAGTCCGCCAAAAACGTCGTCCGCTCGGCAATTGTCATGTTGCGGGTGTTGATCACCGCTGACGTCTCGGTGGTTCCGATGATCTCCGCGATCGCGTGGCCTTGCGTGTGGCTCAAAGGTAGGTCGGAGTGCTTTCCGCCGAACACGTAGATTGGGAAGCCTGGTTTGCGGCCGGTGACATCGGATCGCAGTCCCCACCAGACGCCCGTGGGATCAAGAATGCAGACTCTCCGGCGCTGTTTGAGCAGCATTTCGGCGATTCCCTTGGCAGTGTAGGTTTTGCCGGAGCCGGTAATCCCCAGAATCGCAATGTGCTGCTCCAGGACCTTCGCGGGGATCTGTTGCGATGAGGTTCTCCCAGTGGATAAGACGTTTAATAGCTCTTTGCCTTGCTTCTGGAGTTGTAGGAGGGGGTCCACGGCTTCCTGTTTTTGTTTTGGCCTCAGTCGGTTTGCGGCTTCGCGTTAATTAGAGAACGTTCGACCAGGAGCAGTTTTGGCACTTGGAGTCAGATTTCTTTCTTTCGCCAATCGTTCCAACGAGTCGATCTCCCGGCGGTACGAATCGTTTTCTTGTTCCGCAGTTTGGATCTTTGCTTCGTTCGCTTCTATGTATTCGAGGAGGTCGCCGATCTCAGCGGAGATCTTCTCGTTTTTGATCAGGTACCAATCGTTTCGATCATTGCAAAAAGGACCAAAGACATCCTCATCCGATACTCCCATCGCCGGTAGCTTTTGGCCGCGTTGTCCGGTTGGCATCATCATTGCGGCCAACTGTGAATCAACGAAGGCGATCAGCGAACGGCTCGGCCCATCGACCCATTTCGCTTCGGGAAAACATCGAAAGTACGCTTCGTCAATCCACTCCTCACCGATTTGCCGGCAGAATTGTACTCCGAATTTAAACGGATGAGATCCTACCTTCGCAGGCCTCCCAAGTTTTGTCGAAAAGTCCAACCAGAGTTTTGCGAGTGCGGGATACGGTTCACCAGTGCATTCTGGAATTGTCAGCGGTCCCCTGAGCATGGCGAAGGCTCCGTTTGTGACAAGATGCTCCCCGTTAAGCACCGCCCATCGAAATCTCCCTGTCCCTCGGAGCATCGCCTCTATGTGCTGCCAATTCACAAAAACCCCTCCTGGTCGAACGCTCAAAGGCCCCATCGCAGCCTCAACTACGATGAGGCCAAACCATCTACAACAAATTAATATCGCAGGTCACCAGCAGATACTTACCTGGAATCGGTGGACCCTGCAAATCAGCCGGATTGACGATTTCCGGTGGTTGAACCGTGTTTCCGGTCCCGATGGGAACCCGCTGATAGCCGTACAACTGTGAGCGCTGATAACTCACTGCGTACGGATCCCACTGCCAATAATCGATCTCCTCGTCGAAGTCGACGTGCTTCTTGCCGTACACGCCCGGTCCACCTGGAGCAACCCAGTCGTACAGCTTATCGGCCAGCGCGGTCAGTTCATCTTGTGTGAGCGCCTTTCGGTTGGGGAAAAACGCCGCTGCCAATCCGTAGGAAAACGGCTGGAGTGCGGGTTTTCGTTTCGCGTAGTAGCGCTGGTTGAATCGCCACTGGTATCCGGTGCGTGGGCCTCCTCCTGGTATTGGTGGAGGAAGGGGGTTTGGTACGGTGATCAAAGACATAAAATCCTTTCTTTTTTGGCCTCAGTCGGCTTGAGTCGTTGCTTCTGGTCCGTCCGTTCGACCAGGAGGGGTTTTGGAGCGTGACTCCCTCATCTTTTTGAGGAGATCAGGGATTACTTCGGTTGCGATGAAAAGTTTCTCTTCTATCGACGCTCCGAACAATGCGCCGGTGATGGCAACATCTGCCAAGAGATCATCCTGTTGTGATTGGCTGAGTCTATGAAGCGGATTCTTTCGTAATTTCACAGTCCATCTCCTGGTCGAACGCTCCCGCCCTCAGTCGCAGGCGGCACGCCCGATGAGGCTAAATCATGAGCCAAAAGCCTTCGTATGACAAGCCCCACTCCAGAAACAGACCGATACATTCTCACAGAAATCTCCTGGTGTGAAAGTCCTTCTCGGTGAAGCGCTAAAATCTGCTCTTCCTGAAACCGCGAACTCTTTCGCCGGCGCCCCAGTTGAACGCCTTTTGACTTCGCATTGGCAAGCCCGGCTTTGACCCGCTCCACAATCATCTCCCGCTCGAACTCCGCGAACGAGCCGACGATCTGAAAGAACAATCGCCCCATGGCCGTCGTCGTGTCGATGTTCTGGGTTGCCGAAATAAAGTCGATTTTCAAAGCCTCGAACAACTGGAGGGATTCAATCAGCGTTTGCAGCGATCGCGCGAAGCGGTCGAACTTCCAGACCATCAGAACATCGAAGCGTTTTCGGCGCGCGTCGTTCATCAGGTTTTTGAACTGCTCTCCCTGCCCTGCCCGGCGCTTCGAAACCACTCCGGTTACTTGGTCGACGTACTCCCGGTATACGGTGAAGCCTCTTCGGTGGGCATCGCTGCGGAGTTCCATCAGTTGGGATTCTGCGGATTGGTCTGATGTGGAGACGCGGGCGTAGATGGCGGCTGTTTTCATTTGGCCTCGCCCGGTTTTTCGGTTTGTTCGGGTTGAGACTTCTCGACAGCGGCCGGTTTTCTGATGTCGGTCATGCTGCCATTGGGTTTTTCCCGAAGACAGTAGGTATTACCCTGAAACTCTTCAATCGCCCACTGTGCCGCGAGATTCAGTTCTTCGCGCGTTGGATCAAAACCGCCCCGCCCATGCGCCAAGATAAATGCATTGTGAATCCCCGCTGATAGGTGTCCGGCCAATTTCACAAGGTTCTGATGAGGCAATCCCTCACCTGGATGATTTTCCTCGATGTTCCGACGCGCGTCGTGCATGTGTGAACAAAAACGGCAGGAAAGATCGAAATGATGAGGTTCTCCGCAATACTCACATTTTCTAGTCGTCTCTCGTGGGCGGGGAAACGGCTTTGAAGGGAATCTCGGTATCAAGAAAGTCCATCTCCTGGTCGAACGCTCTTGCCCTCAGTCGAAGCCTCAACCCGCGATGAGGCCAAAGTCGGATCATCTGCCTTCCATCGACGGAACTCTCTATTGGAAAGCGGGCGGATTCCGCGAAGTGCCCAGAGGAGGAAGCGGAGATATCTCATGTTTTGGCCTCGTTCTGAATCGCGGATTGTTCAGATTGAGACTTCTCGACAGCGTGTTCTGTCAGCCAATCGAGAACTTTTTGCGGATTCTTACCACGCTCCCAGATTTCATCACCACACGCGAATTGATCCAACGTTGTTTCGAACTTTGGACTGCCGGTCGTGTGGATCACCCTCTTGATGTTGGTCGGTTTCCCATACGCGAAAATATCGAAGGACATCGTTGAGAACTTCTCGCCCATCATGTGGAAGGTTTCGCGTTGGGTGAAAGTCACAAACCCCTCCTGGTCGAACGGAGGCGCGTGCGCGTGGGAACCAGATCCCGATGAGGCCAAACCATAAGATAGGAACCTACCAGAAAACATCTGTATTGTAAAGGCCCAAAAGTACCATCTTAAGTACCATTGTTTCTAACGCCCAAACCCGCTAAGATGCAGGGAGGTTTTATGAGCACCCCAGAAACGCGCTATAACGAGCCGGAGAGCGGGCCTATCCAAGATGTCCAGACGCCTCCCTCCGTCGCGTCCTACAAGCGGTTTCTTCGCAGCAAGGCCCCAATTGACCCGCCAACTGGCTTCAAAGTCTCTCCCAACGATCTCTCGCCGTTTCTGTTCGACTTCCAACGCGCAATTACGGCGTGGGATCTGGAACGAGGCCGCGCCGCCAACTGGCTGGATTGCGGCATGGGGAAAACCATTATCCAACTCGACTGGGCGCGCATGGTTTCGGTCCACACCAAAAAGCCGGTGATCATCGCCGCTCCGCTGGCCGTTTCTCAGCAGACGCAACGCGAGGGGGTCAAATTCAATATCCCCGTGACGATCTGTGCTCAACAGTCTGAAGTCGTGCCGGGCGTCAACATCACGAACTACGAGAAACTCGATCGCTTCCCAGATCCCTCGCAGTTTGGTGGAATTGTGCTGGACGAATCGAGCATTCTTAAGGCCTTTGACGGCAAAACTCGCAAACGGCTCACGGAATATGCGCAGACGATTCCATTCCGTCTGGCTTGCACCGCAACCCCAGCCCCGAACGATTACATGGAACTGGGGAATCACGCCGAGTATTTGGGTGTCATGAAGGCTGTCGAGATGCTGGCGACGTTCTTCGTCCATGATGGCGGCGACACATCGAAATGGCGTCTCAAAAAGCACGCGACGGAGGCATTCTTCAAATTTCTGGCATCGTTCGCGGTCGCACTCCGCAAACCCTCCGATATCGGATTCCCCGATGGACCGTTCGTTCTGCCCAAACTGCGTATGCACTCGGTCCAGATTGACGACGACACGATCCCTGAGGACTGCCTATTTCAGGTTGAGGCGAAAACCTTGGCCGAACGGCGGGACGCGCGAAAGCGAACGATCAACCATCGCGTGGAGGCCGCCGCCGATCTTGCCAATAAAGACAGTGATCCGTGGATCCTTTGGTGCAACCTCAATTCAGAAAGTGAAGCGCTCGCGAAAGCCTGCCCCGATGCGGTTGAGGTTACGGGTTCGATGAAGGACACGGACAAAGAAGCCGGCATCCTCGGTTTCGTCGATGGAACGCATTTGGTGCTGGTTTCAAAACCAACCATCGCGGGCTATGGCATGAACCTCCAGCACTGCTCCAAGATGGCGTTTGTGGGACTGTCGGATTCGTTCGAGCAACTGTACCAGGCAATTCGGCGATGCTGGCGATTCGGTCAGAAGAAACCAGTCGATGTTTACGTCGTCACGTCGACCAGCGAAGGCGCCGTCGTGCGGAACATCGAACGGAAGGAACGGCAAGCTGCAGAAATGATGGATGGCATGGTCAGACACATGAAAAAAGAGATGCAGAAAAACCTGAAGGGTATGGACCGTGAACGGGACAGCTTCAAACCGAGAAACGAGTCCGCCGACCGCTGGGAGATGCGTTTAGGGGACTGCGTCGAGGAAATCCGTAAGGTGGAAACCGGATCGATCGACTTCACGATTTTTTCCCCTCCGTTTGCTTCTCTCTACACGTACTCGAATTCAGATCGGGATATGGGAAACGCGCGGAACATGGAAGAGTTCGCGAAGCACTTCGGTTTCTTGGTTCCCGAACTGTACCGCGTGACGAAACCGGGCCGGTTGCTTTCGTTCCATTGCATGAACCTGCCCACGTCGAAACAAAACGACGGCGTGATCGGAATTCGGGACTTCCGCGGAGAACTCATCCGCATGTTTCTCGGCGATCACGCAGTATTGATGGATTCCCTTCGGGCTCTTCGCAATCGATCTTTCGAAGCCCATGTTAAGGGCGAGAAACGCCGCGAGGAAATGCTTAAACAGGCGATCGATGAAATCGAGTACGAGTTGCGCGAAAACCCCAGCAGTACAGGGTTCATTTTCCATTCAGAAGTCTGCATCTGGAAAGATCCCGTTACAGCGATGCAACGCACCAAGGCAATCGGTTTGTTGTACAAACAACTCCGAAAAGATTCGTGCATGTCGCGCCAGGGGATTCCCGACTATCTCGTGACGGTTCGCAAGCCGGGAGAGAATAAAGAGCGGGTCACTAAGGTAGCGCCGCCGGCAGGTGGAACGTTCAAACACGCGCGGAATGTCCCGGCGAATGAATTCCCGGTAGAACGCTGGCAGAATTACGCATCGCCGGTATGGATGGACATTCAGCCAAACGATACGCTCACAAAGGAATCCGCGCGCGCCGAAGATGACGAACGCCACATCTGCCCGCTGCAGCTCGAAGTGATTTCGCGTGCGATCGAGCTTTGGACCAATCCCGACGATCTCGTTTTGTCGCCATTCGCCGGTATCGGGAGCGAAGGCTACGTGTCATTGAAGGAAGGCCGGCGTTTCCTCGGTTTTGAATTGAAGGAATCCTACTGGCAACAGGCCGTCCAAAACCTCAGATCTGCGGAAAAGATCCAGCACGGTTTGTTCGCGTCCGAACCAGACCCTCTCCTGGTCGAACGATCAACTCTCGAAGCGCCGCCTCAATCCGACTGAGGCCAAACCATCAAAAAGCATTTCTAACGGCTCGTAGCCTGTCCCCTCATCCCAGCCTGTCCCCTCATCCCACCAGAGGGAGTCAGCCCGAACACCTGAAGTTTAGAATCCTGCGTTGCAACAAACACCTTGCCATTCACCGGCAGAGGCGCGACGAACTTCGAGAGATTTCCCAGCGTTCCCCACATCGAACTATTCCCATATTCCGCGAGAGTGACCGGATTCAGCGCCCGCAAAGTCCCCTGCGCAACGGCGAGATGAGTGTTTCCCACGGACGTCACCACCCAGAGAATCCCCGTCGACGCCCCGTTTGCCGATCCTGAAAGCTGGGAGTTTGTGCCTCCGTATCCGTTCGCCAGCAGAGTCGGAGTCGTATTGAAAGAACCCCCAGAAAAAGCGAATGCGTAAAAAGATCCGTTCGTCACCGGAAGGAAAAGAGTTCCGTTCATGAACGCCATACCGTAGGAGCCCGAAGCATCGGACGGCGTCCCGCTCGAAAGCGTTTTGAACGTCTGAAGGGAACACCCACTTGATCCCTGCAAGTGGCCCATGCACGTCGTATCAAGCAGATATACGCTGTAATCCTTCCCCGCAACGACTGCTTTTGTTGTTCCCGGAATCAGAATGAGGCGGTTGCTCGCCATATCTGAATCCACCGCGTTAATCGAGACGTTGTTTGAAGGAGCGAACCAATCGAGCATCACGAGCGAAGGCGACATCTTGATTGCGCTGTTGGTGAAATTGGTCACGCCGTCGTAATCCGTCCCGTTTCCCGTCGTGAAGTAGAGATTCCCGCTTCCATCGACCGCCGCCGCCCCTCCCGCTCCCCACGGCGCCGCGCCCCATCCGTTCGGAGATCCGCACCAGATTGCCGTTTGTGCGAGTGTGGACGTGCTGTATGCGATCATCCAGCCGTGGTAGGGTCTGGAGTCGTCCGGCGAACTGAATCCCACGTAAACGTTGCCGTTTGCCAGGGTGAGAGCCGTTCTGTTGAATTCCTGAAGCGGAAAGAAGAGAAGGTTTGGCCCGCTCGTTCTGTCCCCGCCTCCCGGATCGCCCGTTCCGACGACTTGTCCCGCAATCGTAGTGCTGAGGAGCGTTGCTCCGGTGGTGAGATCGAGTTGCCGGATGATCCAATTAGGAACGCCTCCGGAAACCGTATCGCAGACTACGTAGAGCTTCAAGTTCGCGACGTCTGCAACGGGAGTTGAGAGGCAGCCCATTGCTTGACCGTATAGAACCGGATCGGAATGCGGGTATCCAGTGAACGGGGTTGCAAAGGCAAGATTCGACCAGACAGCCGCAGAGCCGGGATTGTTCGCGTCGAAGGCATAGACGTTATTGTTCATCGTGTTGACGATCACTAGGTCATGCGCGACTCCGGATGTCGTGATGCCCTGAACGAAGATCGGCTGAGAGAACATATAACCGTCGACCGTGTAGGAGCCGAGCAGTTTGAAGTTGCCGCTGGTGACTGAGGTTGGGGTTAATTGGGTTTCCGAGAGATTCGCGTTTGTGCGGTTCAGATCGAAGTTCGATGTGGGTAGCGAGATTGCAAAGAAGAGTGCGAGCAAGAGAAGCATTCCAATATTTTAGCCTCCTTCGGCACTCCGGCTTCGTGGGGATCGATAGCGCCCGACCAGGAGAAAGGATTTCTACCCGCGAAGAACCATTCCGTCTCCTGGTCGAACGATGGACCGGAGGCGCGAAGAAATCTAACCCCGATGAGGCTAAATTATTGTTGCAGCCAGCTCATCAGAAGCATTTGACTATTCGGGAACCCGACATTGCTCTGCTGTGAATTGACAAAGAAACCTATGTTCGTCGGCGTTCCAGTGAAGACCGTCGTGCTCTCCGTGAAATAAGTAAAGAAGCTCATACCGCAGTCGTTCGAAATTGAAAACGTCGCCGTTCCCGCAGCGAAGCCGATTTTGAGCGTCATCGGCTTGCCGTACCAGGTTGAGGGAGCTAAAACGTTCTCTTGAGCCCAAGCGCTAAACGAAGTCACGCTGTTTAAGTGGCCAACACCAAAACCCGCTACGCTCCCATCGACGAGAGGACCGAACACCACCAGGCGCGTCCCATCCGTGTAATAAAGGCCCATTTGCTGGAAGTTCGTCGTCATCGGAAACGTTTGAATGAAGGTGATAGTGATCGAAAAAGGAGAACTGGGGATCGTAATTTCACGCCCGTGAACTTCGGGATTTCCGGTGATGCCCGTCGGGGTAATGAGGTTGATGTAGCCGCCAACGTTGGTAACGGTCGCCGATACTTGATTTCTCCAGGAGAACGTCGGCCCGGTGATCGCCGAATTAGTGACCGGAGGAGTCACAGAGCATGTGTCGGTCACAAATTTCCATCCAGCGTTATAGACGCCATGAAGACCAAAAGAATCCGTAACCTCGAAATATTCGTTCGATGCTGGCGTGGCAGGGACAGCGGACCAGGCCCCAGAACTGACAAGGTTTCCACTTGATGCCGCCGCAGTCGCGGCAAAAGGCATTACGCCGCCTGATCGCTGGGTGAAAATGTTGGCCGTGGCCGCATTGGTAGAAAACGCAATAGTGAAATCCACGAATAGAGCCGCGGTCAAGTCGATGTTGGCCGAAGCCGCCGTATTAGTGTCCACAAAGACCGAATCTGCCGTCGTGGTCAATGCTCCCAGATCCACAGCGAGAGGACCGTGGATTTCAAGATTTCCGGTTGCCCCGATTGTATGTGGGTAGCCGAGGACCGCCAGATTCCAATTATTGTTTGTGACCGCCGCAATCGTCGCCGTGCTCACAATCGACACGAGAGTAACAACGGTTCCTGATCCGCAACCGCTCACTGTGCAGAGCTTGATTTTCAGCGTGATCGTGGGAGTCTGCGCGGTTTGTGTACTGTAGACTCCGGCGCCATCGAATAAAAAAGGTTGGTTCAGGCTGTTGAGATATCCGGCACTGAGCGACAATTCCATCAACTGCTGATCCGAAGTCGTGTTGGTGTTGACCGTCACCGGCGTTGTGCTGGTGACGGAGTTACCTGATCCACCGCCTCCACTCGGACACCCAACTGTTGTCGCTCCTAACTGCGCATCAGTACAGAGGTTATTGCCAACACCTGAAACCGTTCCAGAACTGAGAATTTTAGCGTCCGTTCCCTGGATCGCCTTAGCTCCAATACTGCTAGGGGTCACCCCACCGTCACTCGTGAGCACACCCGCGCCGGGGTCCGCCGATGGATATTTGAATTGATACGACGTCGGAATCGAAGTAGGCACATACTGAGAAAACGTGTTCGCCGGAAAAGATCCCGGTAGTGTCCCTTGCGTCAAATCAAGCGTACCAGCTACTCCACTGCCCGTTCCGCTGGTTAACGAGCCGGGACATCCCAGATTGTTAGAACCGTCGATCGTGCATCCAGACGCCAGCGGAATCGTCGATCCCTGCCCCTTTAAGATGGCATTCGACGTCTGGTTTGGTCCACTAGGGACCGCGGTAATCGTGCAACCCGATCCCAGTGTGCAGGTAACGGTGTTGACCGTCATTGAGGGGTTGGCGAGTCCGGAGTTGGCAAGCGAAGAATCCGTGACATGGGTCAGATGCAACACCGTCGGATTGGGATACGTTCCGCCCAGATCGCCGCCCGCTGGTCCAGTTGGAGCGCCTCCCCCGCCGCCTCCCTTACTGATGACTGTCTGTGAGCCCTGAAGGACGCCGTATACCGTTCCCGCCCCCGTACCGGTGAACACGACCCGCAGCCATGGCGTTGCGACCGTCCCGTTTGTAAAGGTCGAAATCCCGGTTGTCGTCATCGGATTCGAACCGGTGGCGGTCGCTCCAGTGTAAGTTCCGAAACTGCCCGGCGTCGATGGTGTTGCGGCGAGCGCGCTCTGCAACGTGACGGTGAAAGAGCCAAATCCGGCGTTGTAGACCGTCATCGTCCATTTGTCGCAGCCGGTTTGCTGGTTTGCCAGGTTTGAGCTGGTGAGCTGCGCTGCGGTGAATGTAAAATTCAGCGTACACGGTGGAACGATTTTGGTTTGGGTGGTTTGAGCGAAGCCGATGGGAGCGAAGAGCAGAAGTAGCAGGTACTTTAGATTCTTCATGACGCAATATTATACGCTTTTTTTGGCCTCATTGGGCATGAGTTTTCAACAGGAATGGAGAGCGTTCGACCAGGAGGAGTTCTGTCTCAACTGCCGCGCATTGTAATCTGAAGCGAAACGACACGCGGCGTGACTCCGGTAGATCCTCCGCTGTCGGCCTGTCGTTGTACCCAGATTTGGAGGAACGATCCGGCTACACATCCTGTCGGCGTAAGATTGTTTGCCAAGAACGATTCATATTGAAATTGGTTTGGTGGAGTGCTTGAATCTATCGCTCCGACGACATAAGAAAACGTTCCTCCCCCTGAATTATTTACAGGCGCGCATCCTACTACAAAAGAAATCTGCCACGTCCCCAATGCTGGAGTCCCATCGTTTTGCCACAGAATCGCGATTACATCGACGCTGTGAAGTCCAGCTCTCCAGATCGGTGTGGTTTGCGTCTGGACCATCACCGAATCGCCGGTTGAAGTCAGAGGAATCTGGCAGACGTTATAGGCAGTGCTGTTTGGTCCGGTTATCGTGGAGGCGATGCAGGATGCGGCATTGGAGGACCATGCGGCGAGTCCAACTGGTGATCCACCGCCCGCTTGTGACGCCATTTGAAAATGTGCGATCGCTGTGTTTGATGCCGTCGTTCCGGTGACCGATTGCGAACCTTGGAGGACACCGTAGACTGAACCTGTGCCCGTGCCGGTGAACACGACGCGCATCCAGGGAGTTGCGACCGTGCCGTTTGTGAACGTCGAAATCCCCGTCGTTGTCATGGGATTCGATCCGGCCGTGGTCGTGCCGTTGTAAGTGCCGAAACTGCCGGGTGTCGATGGGGTTGCCGCTAACGCACTTTGCAGGGTAACGCTGAAGGATCCGAAACCGGCATTGTAGACCGTCAAGGTCCATTTGTCACAGCCGGTTTGCTGGTTTGGCAGGTTTGAACTAGTGAGGTGCGTTGCGTCAAAGGTGAAATTCAGGGTACAGGGCGGAGCGATTTTGGTTTGGGTTGTTTGAGCAAAGCAGGGAGCGACAAGTAGCAACAGCAGATATTTCAGATGCTTCATGGCAGAGTATTATACGCTTTTTGGCCTCATTGGGCATGAGTTTGCAAGGCGAGTGTGAAGCGTTCTACCAGGAGGGATTTTGCGATTTGTAATGGGCAGGTTCACCGCCTTAGACCGTTGTTGTCAACGTGACGATGGTTTGGCACTCTATTTCAAACCTACCCATGATAGGCTCGGGATTTCTCCCTGCTTACACAGCCAAACTGGGATTCGAACCGACGACCTCCAGGTTATGAGCCTGACGACCTACCGCTGGTCCATCCCGCTAGAAGTTGAAGCGCCCGCCCGACCCTTTCCCCGGAACGGAACGAGCGCTGATTTCACAAGAAGATTTGATGTTACTCCTATGCGTTGGCCTCCGTCAATAGCGATCTTCGCATCGATTTCAGAGCGCCCGACCAGGAGAGGTTTTCGATCTTCACCGGAGTCTCTTGGGGGTTAAGGAGATCGGACAGATGAAAGATCCGACGTGCAAAGTACCCGTACTCCGGCGCGTTTGGGGGACAAGCCCGCGTCGGGAACCGATCCAAAACCTCTCCTGGTCGGGCGCTCCATCGTTCATCGAAGCCGCGACATCGACGGAGGCCAAAATATCATCTTCACGGCCAACTGAGCGTCCCACTTCCACTCATAGAGAATCCAGAACAAGAATACGCTGCTGAATTGGCGGGAACCAAAACACCATTCAACATTGTAACCGGGTTCTGTGTCGCGTTGATCTGAATCGAGCACATCAGATTTTCATCCGGCAGTGTCGATGTTGGGATGGCAATCGAGTTGATCCCGATGTTGAAATACGCCGTGCCGTTTCCGCCGTTGAATAGATCCGCAGTGTAGGAGCCGGAATTCGCGCCGTAGGAATTGAAGCAGACCCACGTGATGCGGAGCGGGGTTTGAGCCACTTTCGACGCACGGCATGTCGCCTGCCCCACAGATGCGCTGAACCATGGGGTTGTGCCGGTGGAGGCGTTCACCTGAATTGCAACGGGATTTCCGGCTGTGGTCGGTACCGAGACGCCAGATAGCGAAGTGGCAGCGATATTCGTGAGGCTGATCTGCTGCGCGCCGAGGGGTGCGTTTTGGGTGAGGATGATCGGGATGTTGGCGATCACTCCCGGCCCGAATGTCGTAGTCGTGCCGCCGATGGCGATGCAGATGAAGGTCGCCGGGTTGCAGGTGACTGTTTTTTGCGCCGCGGTCGATGCCGGACCCGCAACGACGTTTCCCAGCGTGAAACCCGCTGGCATGGAGAGAGACCAATTGAAACCGGCGATCGCCGGCGAAGACGTGTTGTTATTTGAGTAGACCACGCTCAGAACCAACTGGGAGCCGGGATAGGAGAAGGGTTCGGAGAGTGTGGGGGAAAGGGATTGTGCTGTACAGGAGAGTGTCAAAAAGAAGAAGAGTTTTTTCATGTTTTGGCCTCAGTCGGAACGTGGCTTCGCGTCGGAATCGGAGCGTTCGACCAGGAGGGGTTTGGGTTTACAATCGTGATCTCTTTTACCGACTAACAGCATTGCACCGATTTTGAATAGATCCGCCAAATCGTGATTACCGCTCTGCCGTCCACATCTTCGGCACGTCAGTTCGAAGGTCATGAACAATTCAACGCAACCGATCAGAGTGAGAAAGGAAACAAAGCCGATGATGTCATAGAACGTTGTCATTGGACCATCAGGTAGTAACCTTGCCCCTTCATAGGCGGTTTAAGTCCCATTTCGCGCCACCCGCGCTTCCATCCCGTTCCCCGAATCCGTTCCGAAAGCGGAGGATATCCCTCTTCGTTGAGTTCACCAAGTTGATGGCAGTCGATCATATCGCGGACAGTTTCATAGGGAATGTCATAACCCTGCGTTTCATTCGGAAGTATTTCGGGCCGGGGAATCAGACGCGCAGTATTGAATCCGACCAGGAGAATATATCCGTCACCGAGTTTGGTGCAAATCTCTCGGATGCTCACAAAAACCCCTCCTGGTCGAACGCTCAATCGGACCCGCGAAGCCGCGAGCCGGATGAGGCCAAAACACAATCAACCTGTGACTATGGCCAAATCCGCTTCCAACTGCTTCATATTGAACTGCCCTGGAGATAATCCCGTGATTATATACTTGACGTAATGGTCAAAGTAGTTTAACATCTACTTAGTGGCCTTTTTTCTTACCTTTGAAGCATCGGCTTTAGCTACTTCAGCCTTCATGTGCGCGACGATCTTAGGATGGAATAAGTGCTTGATCGCTTCGTCGTTAGTCATCTCTTTCGGATGCTTTTTCTTAGGCATATAGAACCCCGTGGAAACGAACCTGATCGCTCTCTTTGAACAGTTTGGCGCGGATGACTCGAAATGCCGCAAGTACCTTGAGGCTCTCAAATGGCCAACTGGCGCGAAGTGCCCGCGTTGCACCGATAAGACCGAGGTCTACGCACTTGCGGAGCGCGACCAATACCATTGCATGGCCTGCCATTATCACTTTTCGGTAACTGCTGGCTCGATCTTTCACGACTCCCATCTTCCCCTGTGGAAGTGGTTCTTGGCAACTTACATGATGGTTGAGTCGAAGAAAGGTATCTCGGCTAACCAAATGAAACGCACTTTGAGCATCAGCTATAAGACCGCATGGTATCTCTGCCATCGTATCCGCAAGGCCATGCTGGAAGTTAATCCGAAGCCTATCGGAGCGGATGGTATCGTCGAACTGGACGAAACCTACGTGGGCGGCAAGAAGCGTTATGTGGGCCGTGGAAGCCTCGAAGGTAAGACCATGGTGCTCGGGGCTGTCGAACGTGGCGGGGAGATCAGGCTTCGCGTGGATCGCCGCAAGAAGGCCAGTAAAGAGGCGCTCCATGGCTTTGCGATAGAAACGCTCTCGCCTGATACCGCTCGCATCATGACGGACGAAGCCCCCGGATACGTAGGGATCGCGGACGAAGATACGACGCATGAAACCGTTAACCACCGCGCCGAAGAATGGGTTCGTGGCGATGTTCACACGAACTCGGTCGAGGGCGTATGGAGCCTGTTCAAGCGGTCTATCGTTGGTTCGTATCATCAAGTCAGCACCAAACATCTTGACTCGTACCTCGATGAGTTTGAGTGGCGCTTCAACCAACGCGACAATCCGTACCTGTTTCGCGATACGCTGGTGCGCCTGCTTAACTCGCCGAAGATGGAGTTTAAGGAACTCATCGAGAAATCGGCTTAACACTTCCCCGCTTGATGCGAATGAACTTCAACACGGAGACAGTCAAGCCAATAGCGAACGTTACAAAAAAGAACACAGACAGTATCTCCGAAGCCATGCATTCAGTGGTTAGTCTGCTTAGCATGGCCTGTTGATCCTTTAATCCCTCAAGCGGAATAATTGTGGCATGCAATGTAATCCACGAACCAAACGATATACCAAAAAACGCAAGACAGACTGCCGTGACCAAGTTCATCGCCGCAATATTATCCACCTGATCTTCGTTTAACGTAAAGATCCTCATGGTAGCTGGCACCATTTCAAATGCGACCGAGGAGCCAGTCGGAACGATGATTGGATTTGTGTTTCCCTCAAGTCTTTCCATATCAGGCTCCATACCCCAGCAGGTTGCCCAAGCCGAGCACAAATGCGTTGTACAGAACCGTGTTGCCGCAGTTTTGGCAACTCACGGCGATCATCGGAAGGAACGGTTCCGATCCTGAGCCATACAGTGGAGGTCCAATCGGAAGATGAACTGGACCTGGAGCGAGCATCCACCCTGTCGTCTGACGACAAATCGGGCAGGGAACCCCTAAGTTTTTCTCGCGTAATTTTTCTACAATTCTTGATTGCTGATCGGGGCTGAATTGCATGCCGCAAGACTAACATATATTGCCTCAAGTAAACAATCACGGATAATCCGTTCTGTTCAATCCAATCGAGCGAAAGCACCGCGTAGAGCTCGTCACAGTAGTCTGAGAAAAAGTTGTGCGACATCTTCAACACCGAACCCCACGTGATGCACGTAAGCGATTCAGGCGACACCGCAACGACCGGAACGCAATGTCCACCCCAGCTCCCCGGTTGGCCATTCTGTGAAGCGGTTCCGCCATCGGGAACAGTCCATGAATCGAATCCCTGCACCGACGTCGGCAATTGAACGCCCATGTAGACGTTGCCGAATAGCATGACGGCTTCGCGGACTTCCAAAGCGTTCTTGGGATTCACCGACACGTAGGCGAAGATCTTGTGCCCGCCGATTCCGGTTTGACGCCAGTAATTCAGCATGTCCAACAGCGTGGCGCCGTTGTCCGTGGCGTTCGTTTGCGGGTTCGATGCGTTGTCTGGAACGTAGCCGCCTACGGTTGGATCTTCATAGGCTTTGAGGATGTCTGCGGGCGCGGGGATGAATGGATTCCCGGCGTAGGTGGTCCACTGTTCGATACAGTGTCCTGCGGCCGCCGGCACGCAGTCGCCTATTGAATCGTTGAAGTACATCGGCCAACGGTTTGCCGGATCGATTTTTGTGAGCCACGATACTTCGGGTGGAACCACGATTTGCCCGGTGCGGTAGCGGGACATTCGAAGAGTTCGGTGATCGAAACGGGGTACTGTTTTTCCTAGTTTATAAACTTCCATGTTTTTAGCCTCCTTCGGCTGTGTGGCTTCGTGGAGAGTCGGAGCGCCCGACCAGGAGAGGTACTGCGGACTTCCGGCCACGATGCGGACGCTGATCCCACCAGTGATCCATCGTGTCCACGTACAGAGGTAGGCCGAGCACCAGATCTATTCGTCGAATGAGCGCGATCAGTCGCTCACGTTCCCTGATCAGGCGCGGTAGTTCGGCCAGTTGCGCATCTAATTGCCTGATCCGTTCCTCTTGCTCCTCACACGCGAGTTTTAGAAGTTCGGTGGTAGAATCCGTGTCTCTTGGTCGAACGCTCTCGACCTCGCGCGAAGGACTCGACTCCGATGAGGCCAACTTATTATTTTCGTCGCTCATTGAGTTTCCGTTCAACCTCTGCCATTTCCGCGTCATGCGCTTTTTGAGCGTCCGGGTGCGTCCATCCTTGTTCGCGGGTGAATCCGTGTCCTCTCATGGGGTGATTCAGCCACTCTGCTTCTGTGTGCCAGCGTTGGGAGATGCAGGCTGGGCAGTTCATGTTTTGGCCTCCGTCGAATTCTCGGATTCGTCGGACTGAGAGCGCCCGACCAGGAGGGAATCTGTCTCTACATAGATGGCCAATGCAGCGTTTTTATCGGCGATCACCGTGACCACTAAATCGCGAAGGCCAAACAAATACAAACAACGCGTCCAGATCGGGAGGCGAGGCCGAAGGTCATGGCGATGGGACCCCGGCCATTCGATTTTGGCAGGAGACAGTCTCCCTCCTGGTCGAACGCTCTCAACCATCGGCGAAGTCGGGATGTTCGATGAGGCCGACATAAAATGCTTTAGTGCTTGATGAGTCCCTTAGCCTTCACCGCCGTCTGATCAAACTTATTTCGCAATGCTCCAAGAGCATGCCGATCCCCTGAAGACAACTTCACCCGCTCCCCTCCATGCTCTGAAACTAGCTTCTTTGCATGGGGCGTGTTGAACTGCGAGAGAAACAGGTTAACCGCCGATTCAATTGCTTTCACAATGGCTTCGACTTCCGGCCCAACCGTGGGACCAAGCGCCGGCGTTGCGACGGCCGCGAAATAGCCGATGATCTTTTCAGACTTTTGTGCTGTGGTATCGTTTGTCAGAAGTTCCGCCGATGATTTGGAGGCCGCTTCGCTCACCGATGCAGTGTAAGCCAGAATGATGTTGCCGATGCCGGGTTGGATCACGCCTCCGGCTTCCAAAATGGGGATGGCCACGGTTGCCGCTGTGCAGGCGTCGGAGATGAGCATGAGCGGAGCCGGTGCGGAGCATCCGGTGAAGAGAAGAGTGGTTAAGATTGTGAAGATCAGGGTTGATTGGTAGAGTGTTTTCATTTTTTTGGCCTCAGTCCGGTTTTGTCTTTGCGTGTGGTTTTAGCCGTTCGACCAGGAGCGGTTTTGGATCGCTTGCTGAACGAGGCTTCAAGATCGGCTTGAGTGCGTTCGGCCAGCTTTATCGCGGGATCGAGATCGTTGTCGATGATCGACTGGAGGATTTCTAGGTCCTTCGAAGAATCGCAATACTTGAACGCTTCATGTAGACCAGCAGTGATCACTCCCAGACGGACACCGGCGCGGTCCGCGTAGCGTTCGAGCGCCTTCTGTTCGTCCGTCAGTTTCGCGAGTCGTCGTCTCCGGTATCGCACTAATCCGTCTCCTGGTCGAACGCTCAACCGGACCCCGCGAAGCCGCAAGCCCGATGAGGCTAAAGTATCATTTCCCTCGTCTCTGCCGCACAACGATCTGCTTCCGTGCTTTAACTACAAGCGGGATCTCATGCTCTTTCAGAGTTTCATTCAATTGGAACGCCGCGCCTTCCGCCTGGACTTTGTTGAGTCCTACTTGAACTGATCCGATGGCGTTTGAGTCGGGATCGGAGCCCTCCACAATCAAGAGGATGTATTCCGCGTCGGCTGCGTCAACTTTCTGCCGGACCACAATTCCGATGATCACCCCAAGCAGGCCGGCCGCGCAATGGATGAGCAGCCGTTTCATTTCCGTGCCGATTCCGCCCCGGCCGTCGAACCCGTCACAATAGCAGAAATCTGATCAAACGGAGCCGAGCTGGGAGGCGGCAAATACCGGTAGAGAGTGGCTCCCATGGATTCCCAGAGCAGTTCCGCGGCTTCAGGCGGGTAGTACATGCCTTGTTTTCGGATCACCTGCAACGCTGCAACGGCAACGGTGAGATTCTGGTTTGATCCATCCGGTGGGGTTACCGGGATGAGTAGGGCTAAGACTTGGTCTGTGATGGATACGATATTTCTCATGTTTTGGCCTCCTTCGGCTGTGAGAGATTTCTGATCGAGATCGCCCGACCAGGAGGAATTATTTATTTTTCTTCGTGTCGCGGAAACCGGGTTCATCCCATCGCTCGATGACGAAACCGACGTCCGGATCGGAACGCAATCGGACATACAGGAACGGATCGGGATCGGTGTCAACTGCACCTATGTAGAACTGCGCATCGACTCCGCAACGATCAACTATTCGCTCGATCGTGATCATTACTGGCAATGGGATCGGATCGGTGTATACGCCGTCGGACAATGCTCCATAGAGCGTAGGATGATTAACCGTGGTCAGTCTCACAATCGGATGTCGGGATTGATCGTCTGCGCGGAGAGGAAACCATTTCCAATAGCCTTTCTTGGCATCCATATAGCGTTCCACCGCAGATCGGTCAATAGCCCCGATCATCAGTTCGTTGAGAATTCCGGCGAGAAGGGTATCTTTGGTGGCAGGCTTCAACCTCACGCCCACCTTCTCGGCGATTCTGATATATTCTTGTGTCGAATACTCGATGCCCGGTTCATCACCAATCGCAACCTTCGCAAATGGGTCCGTCTTTGTTCTTCGTAGAAGTGAAAACATAAACCTCTCCTGGTCGAACGTTCGAAACTACTATCGAAGCCTCAAACGCGATGAGGCCAAAACATCAAACCAGACTCCGTTCCGACCCATATAAATTCGGGTCATCTTCCGAACGCGAAATAAAGTATCTTCGAATGTCATCCCTCAACGCCGGCTTGTCTGGAGTCAACTGATAAATTCCCTGGTAATCCGGCCGCAGATCCGTCGTCGGCGCAAACTTGTTTCTCACCAAAATGTGATCCCGGCTCGAGTATGCCCGTTTCGTCTTCGATCCGTGGAAATGGTGGATTGCATGGCAGTCCACGTACCCGATATTCTTTTTTAGCTTCGCGGCGTTGTTCTGCCAGGCGACAATCGCTTTTCGGTAATCATCGGTGTAGCCGTCCACGTGCATATCGGGAGCGTCTTCACCGACGAGGCCGAACGTCATGAACCAGTCGCCGTGTCCAAGAATACACTTATCGAGCAATCCGCCAACGGTATCGAAAGCGCTCCGTCTGAAAGCCCACATGCCACCAGTCGCTCCGACCCCACGCGGACCTCCAATTGCCCCGTAATAGTGATCGTCACCGACCGGCGTTCTCCATCCACCGTTTGAAAACCCGCTAGGTAGGCGATATCCGTTTTGAATATACGTGAACGCGAAGCCGGCGCTGTGCCGGAGAGGGAGGTGTCCGGTTCCATAGGTTTCTCCTGAGAGATCGGTGTAGGTGCTGAAGGGCTGCACGAAGTCGTAGTGCTGCAACTGGTGGATGGTTTCGAGCGCCCAGTCATGGCGCGTCAGATGAAAATCGGCATCCACGTAGGCGCCGTACTTCCAGTCTGCCGGAAATTGTTGGATCACTCGGTTGAGGATGTTTTCCTTGTGGAAGAGTTCGCAGGTGGTCCGCAGTTGGATGTTCGAAATGCCCGGTCGGGTGGGATTGATCCACGATTTCCCAAGATCTTCCGTAACTTCGAACGGTCGCGCGCCGTAGGCCAGCTCCCCGACGTAGAGTTTCACGTTGGCCGATCCTGCTAGGTGCCGGATGCAGTCGTTTGCCAGCTCTCGGCGGGTTCTCCAGCGGAAGGGGTTTGAGTAGCAGACTGCTACGTGTAAGGTTTGGTCTTCGGACCACTCCTGGAAAGGCGAATGGACATCCGGGTGTTGAATGGCGTGGTTGACCGGGGGCATGATTATGATTTGGCCTCATCGGGCCTGAGATCGCGCGTGTTGATTTTGTTCGTTCGACCAGGAGTAGTTTTGTCGATTCGTTCGAAGTACAATTTTAGACCGTCCTCCACAATTTCCCGCATCGTTCGAATCTCAGTCGCGGCCTGAATTTTCAACCGTTGGTGAAGTTCTGCGTCCATCTCGAATGTCGCTTTGATCGGTTCGCTCAATCGGTTTTCCTCAAGACCTTCTCCTGGTCGAACGCTCAAACCCTCGCGCGTCAGACCGAACCGCGTTGAGGCTAAATTATTGTTGCGTAAAACTGTATTACTGTATACCATGGACAACGTGAACAAGACAAGGTTTATTTTTCAAGGGAGAAGTTTATGAGCCAACCCCTACCGGGCGGAATGTTTATCCAGGTTCCACCGCCGCATCGGAACTTCACTTTCATCGCGGAGCCGCATCAGTTGCGGGAACAGATTGAAAAAGCGGAACATCTCGCGGACGCAATCTGGAGGGCGCTGCCGTGTTTTATCCCTGCGACCGCGATTGAACGGATGTCCATCGAATCCGTGGGCGACGTGCTAATGGGCGTTCGGGTGTCACTCCGGAATTTCCTCTGCTGCGAGCTGGAACAGAAACTCGCGGACCAGTTGAAGAACCCGCTTCCGACCGAGGAACAGATGCGCGCCGAAATGGAAAAGGCGATGCGCGGTGTCAAGGTCAAACCGCCGATTGAAGTTCTCTTGCAGGCGCAACAAAAAGTCTCGGCGATTGAAGAGGCAATTCAAAAGATCGAGGAACTCGACGACGACAATCCCATCAAGGAATACGGCTCCGCGCTCCTGCTTCCGCAATACCGGATGCAACTCGACCAGGAACGCGACTACCTGTCCAGAATTCAGGCAGCGCTGGAAGAACCGGACGAAACACCGTCGAACGAAGCCAGCGAATCGCCCATGTCGAGCGGTACGGAATCCGGCGAAGGCACAGTACCCGATGAGGCCAAACCCTAATCATCGTCCTAAGGCGTTTTGCCTTCTATTCCAG